AGCCTACTTTTCAAAAAGTTGAGCCTACTTTTCAAAAAGTTGAGCCTACTTTTCAAAAAGTTGAGCCTACTTTTCAAAAAGTTGAGCCTACTTTTCAAAAAGTTGAGCCTACTTTTCAAAAAGTTGACGAAGACCAAACAACTCAAATATATTCTTTAATAATGAAGCAAGGAGAGATATTGGAAAGTTTAATAAGAAAAATAGGAGATACACCTTGCAACACGACAAATAATAATAATAATAATAACACGCAAATAAATATGAATGTATATTTAAACGAGACGTGTAAAGATGCGGAAAGTTTGCCGCAATTTATAGAAAATATACAGCTACAATTGTCTGATTTAATATCGGTAAATAATGAAGGGTTGTTAAATAGCACGAAAAATATATTCCTGAAGGAATTGCAAAATACCGAGCAAATAAAACGTCCTATCCAATGCACGGATATTAAACGAAAAATATTATATGTAAAAGAAGAGGGTGAATGGAGTAAAGACGTTGGGAACGAAAAACTTAAATGTGCAATTCGCTCTTTGTCGCAAAAGCATATCCCTCTTGTTAAAAATTTGACGTGTCACGAAGGAGATAAAACGCTAAATAGCGAGGAGTATGTTCAGGTAGTGAAAAGCGCAACTACCGATGTTTTGGAAGAAACGCGCGGATTACAAAGCGCAGTTAGAGAGATTTGTCAAGAAACCTATATGAAAGGTGGTGCGGAGTGATTATCTAATCCTAAGCCATCGGCCAACACGAAGCCCACCCCGCCGTTGCCGTGGCGGCGCAGTAGCAGCTTCTCAGTGGGGCCGTTGTCGTACCTCACGACGTGCTTGCTGGCGCCCAGGCCAAAGACACGCCCCTTCTTGAACGGCCCTTGCACCACGCCCGTACCCTTGCCGTCGATCTCGATGCGCTTCCCGACGAGCTTTTCGGGCGGCACGAGAGAAGAAGCCTGCTCCGCCTGCACCTTATCCAGGGCGGCTTGCGCAAACTGCTTCTCCTCCGTCGTTGTAGCGGCTTCGTGCGCATTGTGGTAGGCAGCCTCGGCGCCAGCCTTGTCCCCGCGGGCGTCCAGGAGGTTGCCCAGGTTGTAGTGCGCCTCCGCGTGCGTCGGGTCTGAGGCGATGGCGGTGCGGTAGGCAGACTCGGCACCAGCCTTGTCCCCGTACCTATACAATTCGTTGCCCGTCACCGTCATCTGTTTAGCCTCATCAACATGGTCATAGGTTTTATTCTCATTGATTGTGGGCAGCCCGCCTCTTTGAACTTTTTTAACTCTCTTTGTTCTTCGCCGTCTTTTTGTACCTCGTCTGCTGTGACTTTTCACTTTTCTACGATGTGTAGAATGGCGTTTATGGCGCTTATGGTGTAAATGTTTTTTTGATTTTTTTGCTTCGCATAAATCTTCTAGTTTTAACCATTATATAATAATATAAGAAATTATATAAAAACAAAACCTCTAAAATATACACAGGATGAAGATTGAGGATGGGATAAAGTATGATTTTAATGATGTTCTTATTCGACCGAAAAGGTCAAATCTTTCCTCTCGGAGCCAAGTAGATTTGGAACGCGAAATTACTTTCCTACATTCTAAACGCGTATGGAAGGGTGTCCCGCTCCTCGTCGCAAATATGGATACCACAGGAACATTTGAAACCTACCGTGCACTTGCTCCGCATAAGATGATCACGTGTCTTCACAAGCATTATAATGTGGAGGATTATCCCACTGATATGGATCCCAATTATTATGCGGTTTCAACAGGTATTTCAGTCCCAGACCTCCAGAAGCTAGATAATATTATCAAAAAAATAAATCCCTACTTTGTGGTAGTAGATGTCGCAAATGGATATAGCTCTAAATTCGTCGATTTCTGTGCACATCTCAGGTGTGATTATCCCGATCTAACTATTATTGCCGGGAATGTTGCGACAAGTGATATGGTGCAAGAGCTTCTTATTTCTGCTAAGGTAGATGTAGTAAAGTGTGGTATTGGAAGTGGGTCGGTATGTAGTACTAGACTCAAGACGGGTGTGGGAATGCCACAGCTGTCTGTGTGCTCGGAGTGTAGTGAGGTGGCGAATGGACTAAACGGTCATATTGTTTCAGATGGCGGATGTCAGCGGCCGGGGGATGTAGCGAAAGCATTTGGTGCTGGCGCTCATTTTGTGATGATGGGCGGGATGATGGCCGGACACGAGGAGTCGGGCGGGGATACGGTGGAGGAGAATGGAAAAAAATACAAGCTTTTTTATGGAATGTCGAGCGAACACGCACAGAATAAGCACTGTGGTGGAATGGCAAAATATAGGAGTAGTGAGGGAAAACTTCGTAAAATTCCGCACAAGGGCTCTATTGATACGACAATCCAAGATGTGTTTGGAGGGCTACGATCAACGGGGACATATATGGGTGCTAGCAGAATTAAGGATTTTCCAAAGTGCTGTACGTTTGTAAGAGTGAATGGCCAGGTGAATGAGGTTTATAGTAGAACAGAGTTTATCGTATAAACATATAATTTATATATATAGTTATATGCTAGATATATACAAATATTTACTACACATATTTTTCGTGTTAGCTGAAGCTACTGCCCCACCATTAAGAGAAATTTAATATATCTTTTTACATTGTAAAAAGATATAAGTATACATATTTTTATAATGTAATGAATAAAACGTTGAGATTGCGAAAAGGGAAACAATATAATAGAACCATCAAAAATAGAAAGAATAATGTAATACTTATTGAACCAATAGTGTTAGAAACTACAGATTTCGAAGAACCGAGAATTAAAATAGATGATATTAAATTAATAGAAGGACCGAAAAAGGTGGATTCTTGTGCAGCGCCCGCAGAAGCAGCACCCGCAGAAGCAGCACCCGCAGAAGCAGCACCCGCAGAAGCAGCACCCGCAGAAGCAGCACCCGCAGAAGCAGCACCCGCAGAAGCAGCACCCGCAGAAGCAGCACCCGCAGCAGACACAGAAGAAGAATATTCCGATGAATATTACGATGAATATTCCGACGACGACCCCGTAGAAGGTATATTAAGAGGAATCGTAGTATCTGAAACGGGGGAACATTTTGTGAGTGATATTGGGGACAACTGTATAAAGAAATTGGATAAGGTGTATGGATTGATTGATATAGCGGGTAGTATAAGAGGCCACAACGACTCCGATATAGGATATGAGGCCGAATTTAATTGTCCGTGTGGAATGGATATGGACAAAGATAATAATATTATCATCGCCGACTTGGGAAACAACTGTATACGAAAAATAGAGCTTACGAGAGTGGCGGACGAAATAAAGGTAAATAGAGTAATGACTATCGCGGGGTCAGCAGCACAGGAACCCGGCTATGTAGATGGTAGCATAGAAGAAGCCCTATTTAGATTTCCGTCTGATGTTGCGATTGATTCGCACGGCACAATATATGTTGCAGATAGTGGGAATAACTGTATTCGTAGAATAAAAGATGGTCAAGTAACAACCTTTGGAGAGAAAACATTTAATAATCCGGAGGGAATTGCAATTCAACGTGTAGATGATAGTATCATTGTTGCAGACACTGGAAACAATTGCATAAAACGAATAACCCAGGATCAAACGATATGCGTGATTGCAGGAAAGGAGGGTCAGCCGAGTGGTGATATCAGTCTTCCGAGGAATACACAGTTTGAAGAGTCGGCGGAGCAAATAAGATTTAATCATCCTACAGGGATAATTGTTGATGGAGAGGGAAATATATTTGTATCAGATACGAAAAATGATTGCATTAGAATTATAACAGATTCTGAAGCAACAACGATAATATCGATATCGGAAGAATATAAATTTAATATGCCTACTGGACTGGCGGTAGAGGATGATAATCTAATCATATTAGATACTAACAACTCGACTATACGTCAAATAAACGGAGTGGCGAAGAAAATAGAAAAGGGCCCTATAAGTAAAAATGGATTCCTGAGTTTATTAAATTCCCTCCTATCATAGAGACTAACATTATCATAAATAAATAATATTATAAATAAATAATATTATTTTTAATATTATAAATAAATAATATTATAAATAAATAATATTATAAATAAATAATATTAAAAATAATATTATTTATATCTACGCCGAGGTGACTACATATCATCGTCATCGTCAACATCATCTTCATCATAGATAATGGAGACATTATGCCAGCCACCGAGCTTATATGGACCGAACCTACGACTCATAAATTCGTGAAGTTCCCTCGCGAGTGGGATGCCCTTTCCATAATTAATCTGATACCAGTTTCGGAAATGTTCATAGACCTCGGTTTTCTTAATTTTACCCCCCTTCCTCTTCTGGATTTTGTCGCGGATAAACTCGGCGAGGTAATCCTGTCCCTCGCGATATTGGTCACTGCTAGCAAGAACCATCTCGCAATCAGTTACTTTCCCCTTGAGAACGTATGATTTATCAACAAGCATCGCCATCAAAGTAGGAGCCCACCTATCGAATTTCTGATCGATATTTTTGTCGATTTTAAATTGGTGAGGATAATGTTCGCGGGGGAATTTATCCTCATCCTCGTATGGATTATCCAAGAACTTAGACTTGTAGTCCACCTTCCGAATACGACGCCACGTGCCGTCATCGTTGCTTTTAATTTCAAATAGAGTGTTGGTGCATACAACAAGATTAAACTGTGGCGTGAAAGTCACGGTGTCTTTAAATAGAGCTCTGCCTTGAATTGGGTCGCCGCCCGTAATCTCTTTCATAATACCTTCATTAATTTTGTCTCCCTTAGACGGCTCTTGCATAACCGCTAGGCGAGTTCCCATAAGCTGTACAATTTCCGAACTTGTGCTGCCGATGCTGTTTCTTTTCTGCGTAATAAGCGTAATGGGAACGGTGCCCTTGTAATCGCCAAGACCCTTTGTCATAAGGTCAACATATTTAGACTTTCCGTTCCGCCCCGAACCAGTATAAATATTAAACGTTTGGTTTTCGTTTGTCCCAATTAGACAAGACGCGGAATGCTCCCACATATATTTGCGGAGTTCTTCGTCCGGGAAAAGCTCATACATAAATCGCTCGAGCTCGGCTATGGTATCCCCGTGAGAAGGAGAGCTGAGCGGAACATAATCAATGTTCGTGCATTTTGAGATATAGTCATCTGGGCGACCCAGTCGACTAGTTTTCTCTTGAAAGTCGACAACGCAGTTATTGAAGCAGAGGAGATATGGGTTCTGATCAAGCTTCTCGATAAAGTGTTGATCATAGAATAACTCCCTCGCCTCCCTCATAATATTATTTTTCCAGGTTGTCTTTTTGAGTAGAAGTCCAATTTCGGATAGTTTAGCACACCGAGAAGTATAGTATTTATAATCTTCCGAGTCTGAATCGAGAGTTTCAATTTTGTTGTATGCACCCTTAATTTTTTTTACATACGTTTGCCATAGATCTTTTGAGATGAGGAGACGCAGAGTGCTACCAGAGTCAATCTCATACCAGCGATGCTGAATATACTCATACCAACAGTTATTGCGAATGCTGACACAGACATATTGATCCTTGAAAAGATGAAACAAAACACACGCGATGTCGAACTCTGTTGGCTGCTTATGTTTAATCGCTGTGTTTACGGTTTCCTCAATGAAGTAATCAACCGTTTCCTTATGGATGGAATTGTATTTTTCGCGAGCATCAATCTTAGACCAATACATAATAGATCTATGCGTAAGACCATCTACACGATTGCCGAAGTCAAAACCTTTCCATTTTTGGTATAGTTCGGGGACGCTTGTCCATTCGAATGTGTCGGACTGTGAGCTGAATTTTAGCCACGACAGGAATAGTTTTGAGCTTGTGCTGGCGAGCGCCCAACCAACGCGCATCCATTTCGTATAACTTCCTTCTCCGTAATAGGATTTTGGAAGGGTCATCGTGTATTGGTGCGTTTCCTTTAGTTTGTAATCGCAAGTGCCGATGTCTTCAAACATCTCCTCAATAAGAGAATCAAGAATTTCTTTACTTCGAATATCACAATACATTGACTCTTTCATAAGAGCACTACACGAACCTGTCCTGCCTTTCTTAAATCTGCAATCTAATGACGCAGCTCCCGAAGTTTTCTTTTTTCCTAGAGATTTGCAAGCGGTTGCAAACTCCGGCTCGATACTCTCAAGCATATCAAATTTAGGATATTTCGTATACCTTGCGGATAATTTCTGAAGATTTTTAGAAGTATTAAACTCGTCAATATTGTTTTCGCTGATGCTCCAGTCATCATCGTCGTGTGTGAGAACATAGTGGTGCTTGATAAGATATGCCTGATGTCCGGGTTTGCGAGAGCCATACATTTGCCAATTCACATGGCCCTTAGTAACTCCTTCATCGAAAACCTCATCCCACGTGTTAGTAATGGGCAAGTCGTCCCAAATATTACCAATTTCGCCAATAATTTTATCTCGCAGCAACACCTGTAGGCCTTTATGCATGGATGTCCCAATAATAATATGAATACCGTCTTTTGTGATTTTTTTTTCTTTAACTTGGTTCACGTCGTTTTTTTCCATAACAAATACGTCTATGTCAGCGCCGACGGGAATATTAACCAGCTGCTTGATTTTTTCGGCATAGAGCATAACAACGTCAACTACGTGCTCGTCTGCGTGCTGTTTCTCCATCGTGTCGGGAGAATAGCGGAGGTCAATATCTATCATAATCGGACCATTCTCGCGAAGCTGTTTCTCGGTTAAATATTCTAGAGTTTTCTTTACAAACACGTGCTTGTAATATTTAGAATAAAATGACTTCTCGTCCGTCGAATCGATACTGTAAGACCCCGGATATATATTTAATTTTTTGTCAGGGATTTTGGTATGGGTATGTTCCTCACCCTTTGCGGTTATATTGGATTTCAAGAAAGGGTTAAATCCATCGTTCGGTTGAGACATATCTATTATACATACTTTGTAAAAAATTTTTATCTCAATTTTTTTATTATATATATGTTAAATAAATATTAGAATAAGACATAAGACCAAGCGAATATTTATATTAATGACAGAAGTTGTGCTCGCGAAAGGTGTAATCAAGAGACTTGCTAAAGATGTTAGAGAGATCACGAGGAATCCATTGATTGAACACGGAATACATTATGTGCATAATACAGATAATATATTAAAAGGACAGGCTTTATGCGTTGGTTCTAAGGGAACTCCTTACGAAAACGGCTATTATTTATTCGAGTTTGAGTTTCCGCCAAATTATCCACACGCCCCACCTCTAGTAACCTATCACACAAATGATGGAAAAACTAGATTCAATCCAAATTATTATAGGAACGGAAAGGTTTGTTTATCCATATTAAATACGTGGAGCGGAGACCAGTGGTCTTCTTGCAATACGATATCTAGTATATTATTAGCATTATGCACGGTTCTAAATGACAAGCCGTTACTAAACGAGCCCGGTATTAAAGAGGATAATAAGGACTTCACCCCGTATAATAAAATAATTACATTTGCGAATCTGAGTGTGGCGATAGGGGATATGTTGGAAAAAAATTTTGTGAAAGTAAAATTCCCGGAGCTGAGGAAGATTATGGTTGACCATTTTAAAGAAAATTATAATAGTATTATGGAACAGGTATATAGAAACGTGGGAGACCACGATAGTATTGCAACAACTCGTTTATACGGAATGACAATGTGGTTAGATTATAGTAATGTAGGCGTAAGGTTAACGAAAATATACGAAGGGTTTGTAAAAGAATTATTATAAAAGAATTATTATAAAAGAATTATTTTAAATTACCTTATCTATAAAATTGAATATAAATAATGATATGAGATATATATATTAGAGATGCACTTTTGCGAAAAGTGTAACAACATGTATTATTTAAAGGTTGCCGATGATGATGGCGATAAGCTTATTTATTATTGTCGTAACTGCGGGTTTGAAGACAGTATACTAACAAAAGACAACATCTGCGTATTGGATACGGTAATTCATCAAAAGACGCAGCGTTATAAACAGGTTATTAATGAATATACCAAGCACGACCCAACCCTCCCCCGACTTAACAATATCAGGTGTCCGAACGAGTCGTGTGTAAGTAATACTGGGGCTGAATCGATGGAGTCTGGAGACGCTACCCCGCCACCATCAGACAAATCGCGCGAGGTTATCTACATCCGATATGACGATATTAATATGAAATACATTTATATGTGCGTGAAATGTGATACTATTTGGAAAACGGACGAGAACCACTAATTTAAGGGGAAGAGCATCATCCTCGAAGATACAGAATAAATTATATTTTTTTAATTGAAAATTGAAAACATATAAAAATATATATTGATTGTATACATATGGAACTAGCAAAAGACTCAATTATTGAAAAAGGCTCTGACGCTGAAATCGCAATAAAAAATCCCGAAGACTCGGATTCTCTGAATACCGATTCGGAAGACTTATCTGATATTGAATCATCCGTAGGAGAGTTGTCTAATATCGAAGACATAATTGATGGAGGGACTGATAGTTCTGGTGAGGAAGAGGAAGAGGACAACCCGGGAGAATCCGAGAGCAAGGAAGCTGTTATAGCCCCAAATATTTCTCCAACAATCGAGGATATCCTAAAATATAATGGAGATGAAAAAGTGGAGAGCGATTCTGATGCTGATACAACCGACGACGAGGACGAGGATTACTTGCAAAAGCTGAAGAACATTTCAAAGGATAGTTATATAGCGGATTTTCACCCGGACTCAATCATTCATAACTTCGATGAGGTATTGAAGTTATCAAAAGTTTCCAGAAATAAGATGGGAAATATTATCGACCCGTATCATCGGACAATTCCAAAACTTACGAAATATGAGAAGGCGAAAATATTGGGCCAGCGGGCAAAGCAGATTGATAGTGGTGCAAAAGCATTTGTAAATGTCCCACCGACAACACTTGACGGATATTTAATTGCTCTGGATGAATTGAAGCAGAAAAAGATTCCGTTTATTATCCGAAGACCAATTCCAGGGGGTGGAATGGAATATTGGCCAGTATATGAACTGGAGCTATAATGAAATAAACGTGTTATTTTATGAAATAAACGTGTTATTTTATGAAATAAACACCGAAAATATTTAGAAAATCCTTATACGCCAATTTATGAATAAAGAACATTTAATAGTCCATTAAGTAGTATAATGGATATTATTATTGGTGTCTTTTATTAGCGCGATTATTAAACAATTTTTTTTCCCCGGAAGCGATGAACAACTCCAAATAAATATATCGGCCGTTGGATATTCGTTGGTGCTGAGGTCAATAACAACTATCTCTACAATTATGCCCACTTGTATGCCGAGACCGCCGGCTAGTCAGAGTTATTATAAAAAAATATTTTTATCAACCCACGATTTAATGTATAGTGGACATACTATCATTTTTATTTTTCTGGGAACGATGGTAGATGCCGACTATTGCACAAATATGTTTTTGTATAGTTATAGTCGGATGATACAATTTGTATTTCCAATATCGTTAATATTATCTAGACAGCATTATACAAACGACGTTATTGTTTCAATGGTTGTTTACAATTTATTTTATCATTTATTAGCACTTCCATCTATTAGCACTTCCATCTATTAGCACTTCCATCTATTAGCACTTCCATCTATTAGCACTTCCATCTATTCCCGCAGTCAATGCAAGATACGAATGTAGTCATAGACTCATCTGCACTCCTTGTTTGTAGCTGATAATAACTACAATTTTTCGATTTACATTTCCCACACTTAAAATCATCGGTGTTTGACATAATCTTTGGTGCACACATATTATCGTCGTGAAGTTTTTTAATTTCGATGAGCTTTTTCCATTTTCCCGGATTCATCTCTTGATGTGTCATCATTCCTATCTTGTGTGCTCGAATCTTTTTACTCTTAACCAGATTGAGAAGGTCTGAATTCCCAAGATTGATATAGATTGAACGAAACTTATTCAGATACAAGAGAACGAAATATGGATTGTTCCATTTTTTCAGGATATTTTTTCCATTCGCTTCCTGAATGGAGTAATTATAGATTCCCTTCTCAAGATTGGAGACGATTTTTGCATCATCGATAAGTAGGAGGAGTTTTTTGTTGATATTTTCTCGGAAAATGTCGGGCTTGTCGATAGTCCTCATAGTAATACATATAAACTTATTTATTTATATGTATTCAATTTTGTTTAGTTCTAATTTGTCTAGCTTAATTTGTCTAGCCTAATCTTCGTCTGTGCTATATTCATAAAATTCCTCTCCTAGCTCACTATTATCAGAATCATCGGAAGAATCGCTTTCTCCTACTTCCTCTTCGCACGACCCATTTTCCGAGTCATTTTCCGAGTCATTTTCCGAGTATTTTTTGTCACTCTCGGTATCAACAACAAAGTCGTCTTTAAGATAACCATCTTTTGTTTTTAAATGTTTAGGAACTTCTTCCAGCTCGTCATCGCTTTCAGATTCGTTGTCGTCTAGGTCATCAAAACCCCCGAATAACTTTTCATAAATTGTATTCCATAGAGGAACGTCCAAATCAACAATATCATCGCCGTCTGTTTTAATAAGGCAACAATCTCCGAAATATAGAGCGTTATCGCACGGCGGAGGGAAATCATATTTATTCTCGGTATTTGCATTTCCGAAATCTCTGGCCCACAATTCTATAGAATGCTGTGTGTCTCCAAGCTTAACTTTCCAGGTAGTCCTATTTGAAAACCCATCTTTCTTTCGAAAATTGCATTTTTTATATAGATCATCGCGACAGATTTTCTTAACATTATAAGTCGTAAGAGAAGAATTTTTATGAACAATAACAATGTTCGTCATAATTTTAATATTTTATATAGGTTTAAATGGTTTCTATATAAAATATGTAGTAATGAAAATATATTCGCGGGACCTTGACATAAAAGCTATTCCGCACAAGACACTTATTCCATATTATATAAGCACTAAAAATAAATCGCTTATATATTCCGAAGAAGGAATATTTAAGATTGCAAAAGATAAGATATATAAGATGAAAGTGATTGATGTTCCCGTAAAAAAATATGTTATGGATAATATTGTATTATATTGTGACGATAGCACGATTGTAGTAGACGATGAATGGTTCCAAATACCGTATTCTCACTATAAGAATGATATAGTAGAGGAAACATATAAGTTGAATTCCGACTCGTCGATGCAGATGATTTTTGTTAAAAAAGATGGCTTTGTGCAAGATATTTATTTTGAAACGAATTGCGGTATCAATACAATTGGCGTAAAAGACGATATAATTTCGTTTTTATCGCTATTAAAGTTTAATCACACTATGTAATATGTTTTATTGGTTTATCCAACAGACAATAATTTCGATTATTTTCATATTTGTAGTTCACCAAATATATAATTTTATTAAAAATAAATATTCCATACCGATAGTGGTTGATTTAGTCGATATGCCAAAGAAGGAATATGCAAATATATTAAATATTATTAATACATCTAGCGAGGAAATAGAAAAACCAGTTGAAAATATGAAACCAGTTGAAAATATGAAACCAGTTGAAAATATGAAACCAGTTGAAAATATGAAACCAGTTGAAACAAAGTCCTCGGAAGATGGAACAACATCTATCGAGTGTCTTGATAAAAAAAAGAATACTGATATGTATGCGGATATTTATACGGATATGCAAGTTGATTTACAGTCGCATTTTAATAGTATAAAATAACGAAATAGATATAAGCCCAAATATAAAGTAAATACATATATGTTGTCTATCGCGACTAAAAACAGATTGATGTCTAGATTTCCTTCTATTAAACTTTCCTATAATAAGAATATATATAGAAAAGTTTATGCCGACTATTATAGTATTATACCAAAGGGACCAAAGGCAATAATGTGGTTTACATATATTCATAATAAAAATGTCTGCTTGCTATTGCATCTAGATAATAAGGACAATATTAAATCAATAGATACGTGTGCAATGTGTTTTGACAATAAGTTGTCGTATGGGACTGTTATATATGGGACATATCTGAAATCAACAAAATCAAATATTTTCTGTTTTGAGGATTTGCATTATTATATGGGGACAAACGCGGAGAGATATAATCCAATAAAACAATTAAGCATATTTCAACAGATGTTTTCGTGCGAGATTTCGCAAAAAACATACGGAGATAATTTTGTAAAACCGGTATTGCCTATGATGAATACAGATTATGGCGAATTGCGGAGCAATATTGAGAATTTACCTTATACAGCATACGGAATTAAATATTATAGAAACAAGTATGCTATGGGTGTGGAAAGGGTTAATATAGAATTAAAACGAAATGCGATTTTTAAAGTGACTGCGAGCTTGAGTGCGGATATATATAATTTATATTGCGTGAAAGATGGACAGGATTATCACTTCGGTGTCGCGATGATCCCGACTTACAAAAAAAGTGTATTTATGAACTCTCTGTTTAGAACCATAAAGGAAAATGCAAATTTAGACTTGTTAGAAGAAAGTGACGACGAGGAAGAGTTTGAAAATATTGATCCGTCAAAATTTGTTAATTTGGAAAAGCAATTTATTATGAGGTGTGTATATAATTATAAATTCAAAAAATGGGAGCCGACGGAGAAGCTTCCGGATAATAGTAAATATAATGAATACACCGATACATAACTAGACAGTCCGCATTTATTTAATTGTCAAAAGACATTTTCCCTTTAGGTTGTCGGTGTCGCAAATTTTTTTAGAAGGAGCGGTTTTGCACGGGTCATATAGAGTTTCCCACTTATCGCCAGAATACAAATTGCTATTTGTGTAAAGTGTTTTATATTTAAATTTCTTATAAAATGCTCTCCGCTTTTTCCATTGATTTTTAAATACCGAATGTGTATCAACGATATCAACCACCATCGGACGTTTGTGTTTTACGCGCAAAATTCTACCAACGGCCTGTGTGATATCGGTTCTAGGTGTCGCGAGAATAAGGGTTGTTAGCGATTTAATATCTAACGCTTCCGACGCCATCGCATATGTTGCAATAATTACCTTTTTAGACTCACTTAGTTTAAGTGCCTCCTTCTTCATCCCTCCTACATAAAATCCAACAGACGCAATATTTCTTTCTACAATCGCCTTATGAAGGTATATTAATACATTTTTGTTTTGTCCCAGAATCATTATTTGCTGGTCGGGGAATGACGAAAGCTCTTCTATGAGAATATTTAGTATAAATTCACTTCGGGGGTCGTGTGAACACAACTTGGTTATCATACTACTATATGCAGGGTTACCCCTGTAGTCGAAAATAGTTGCGTTAAACGCCTCGTCTGTGGAAATATATTCGACCGCTTTTATCAAGACATCGTCTGTGTTATCTCTCTTTTCTGTATAAATAATCTCTCCAAGAAACATTTTAAATACTCTAGTTAGGCCATCTTTTCTTTGCATAGTAGCACTTAGCCCAAGGACATACTTGGTAACTATCTTTAGTAAAGAACGACTAAACACTTCGGAACTTATGTGGTGACATTCGTCTACAATAGCAAACCCGAAATCTTTAAACATATCTTGGGGATATTCCTTCATTGAAAGAGATTGTAGCATACCAATTACAATATCCTTCCCTTCAATATCAATAATTTGTCCCTGTATTCTGCCGACGGTAGCTCCCGGCAAAAACTGATTAATTCTCTCGACCCATTGTTCTAATAAGAATCCCTTATGAACAATTACGAGGGTCTTGACTTTTAGCTGTTCTATTAATTTAAGAGCCATCACAGTTTTTCCTCTTCCACAAGGAATCTCGAGAAGTCCTCCGCCACCTTCTGAATCATTGACGTTTTTTAGATATGTGTTGATAATATTCGTTTGATAATCCCTCAACTCTCCCTTAAAAGATATATCTATTTTGTTACCCAGCGAAATGCGAAGAGTATCAGGTTTACCATAAGTATCAATCCCAAAGAAACGTGGAAGGTATAGTTTATTTCTAGACTCGCGATAAACGGGGAATGATGGTGGTTGGACAGGAGATTTTGGAATATACGGCTTAACAGTTAATGCGTCGCGAATAAACATTTGCTCTTTAATATGTAAACATTCTTTTAAAATAGTAAACCCTTTTTGTCCTAAATATGTAGCTGCGTCAGTCATATATTATACAGTTCTATATGTTTATGTGTTTTCAATTTTACATTTCAATAAAAATGTTTAGTAATCATATAGATGAAGTATTTGAAAAAATTGGCAAAGGCTGAAAAGAAGCACGAACTTCTCCTAGCGGTAATATTTATTATATACCTTCTGTTTGATATACAAACTCCCCATATTTTAGCAAAACCGATAGATTCCCTCACGGGGAATATTGTCGTTGTCTTGCTTGCGGTGTCTATGTTTATTTATACGAATCACCTATTGGGTATTTTGGCATTAGTAGTGGCATATACTCTAATATCTCGGTCTAGAAATTTACATATTCCGGTTATTAATAATAGACATTTGCCGTCTGAGAAGAAGAGAACAAGTGATTTTAATAAATATAATGAGACAAGCCAATCTCTTGAATCAGAGATGGTAAGCAGAATGGAAAATACTCAAATACCTCCACCTAAATCGAAAAAGGAATACCAGCCCATCGTCGGAAACACGCATTCGGCGGAAACATTGGGAAATTAATAATCAAATATAATCAAATATAATCAAATATAATCAAATATAATCAAATATAATCAAATATAATCAAATATAATCAAATATAATCAAATATAATCAAATATAATCAAATATAATCAAATATAATCAAATATAATAAAAATAATAAACAGAATTATTTTTATTTTCTAGCATCATTTATTAGAATCTATTTGCATTTATGGCTTTTCCCGCTAGATAAGTCACATAGCGCACCAGTCGGTTTGCATTTAGGAGAATACAAGTAATTTCCGAGCTTCCATATTCCAAGCATAAGTAGTACACCAATAATAATACTTATATACGGGGTAAGCATAGTTAACAATGACCCAACAGAAATATCTTTTAAGAAGTCAACGCCTCCTCCAGAGTCAGATATGGGAACATATTCCGACCCAGAGTTCCCCACAGGCGTACAATCAATCCAAATATCATCTCCGTTCATAAGTCCAGGTGCGAGATCGCTAAGAGAAATATTATCGTTCTTATATTTTGTTATTTTATGTTCTCCGAGATTATAAAGAGCGCTCACTTCAGAAGGAGATAAATACAGAGCTGAGTCAACCGTGCTAAATACAACATATTCGCACTTTGTTTCGCATATGTCATCGTCCTGTTCCTGTATTTTATAAAGTGGAGTCCCAGTATAGTTGTAATAAGTTTTTTTCGGGATAAAGTCGCTAAATTTAAAGTTCGATAGTTGTATTACAGCAGCATCTGTAATATTGACAGTTTTAGATAGAATAGTTCCTAATTTCCCGCTTTTTGGGTGATCTTTTATTGCTTGAATTGGAATACATATATATAACTTCTCTGACGAAGAACCCTCCTTCATATGGCAAATTATTAGCTCACCTACCGGTTCGTTCGCCATCGTATAAAAGTTATGTATTGGTTTATTAAAAACCATGAAGTTAATTGGGACATAATTAATGCTTTTATATTGAACTGCTACGGATATGTTAGGATCTCTAGGCTTAAATTCAATATATCCATAGTCAGTGTGCTTTTTCGCCACGAGTGATGTTGGTGTGTAAGAGAATGAAAGTTTGCATTTTTGTTTGCATACGTTTTGTTCTCCAGGAGAACCTATTGTAGATTCGGTTGGACCACTACAAACCATTATATTATCTTTATAATAAAAAAATCTGTATAAATTTATATACATATGAGACTCTCCAAAAATAGAATATCAAAAATACTTGGAGCGAATAACCAAAGTATAAAAAAAAATAAAAGAAGACGTAATCCGAAAAGAATGCATAAAAATTCATTTAGGAAGAAAAAACCTCTTAATTTGCGGGAAAAAACATTAAGATATTATAAAAAACATAAAAAACATAGAAAACCTAAAAAGATATTTATCGGAGGAGGACCAAAAGAAGAAGTGATTATTGAGGGAATGAAATATTATAATAACCCGGGAAAAAGTGATTTGAAGAAGGCATTTATAGATAAACTTTTAAAATTAACACCTACAGACGAAATCCCTCATAAAGCCGATGAAAAAGAGGCAGGAATTATAACAATCTGTGACGATACGGCATCATATGATTACACGGCTCATATTGATGCGGTCAATAAATATAATGATATGTTTATGAGACGTATAACAGATTACTCTAAGCATAATATTGATATATATAAATATTTAATCCTATACACAGACGAATTGCTAGAAAGAAGCAATATGTTACCCGATAGCAGTTTACGCGATAAGCTATTGCAGCATCTTTATATGTCTAGAGTAAACATAGTAAATCCGGTAAAAAATATTTCCTATGATTCGACACTAGCTACTGTAAGAAAAGCAATTGGGACCGGCAAAAAAGATATAACTCACATAAAAGCTAAACTAGGTCTTTCTACAGTGTTTCCCGAGGATGACGATAGTAAAGAGAAGAAATTTGTAAAGGACTGGTCTAGCGAGGGAGTACACATAAATATAGATGAATTTCATTGCTGGGTGAACAGTATTAGCAAAAAGATTAAACGAAATAAAACGGTTTTGTCGAGAAAATGCGCAGCGGGAACTGCCTTTGCCCAAGAGGGAGCAACATCTGATTGTAAAGAACAAACATCAGCGCATATTGTACTGCCTACGAAGGAGGAGATGAAAAAAAAACTTTTAATAATAAGCCAGGAAGCTATTTTGGCACGCGAAATGAAAAATGTTACAGCCGGCACCTTTAATGGACTAACCAAAAATAGAATGAAAGCTATGTTGAAGAAAATTGTTCTTCCAAATAACATTACTAAAATAAATATTTTAGCAAGTAAATTTACCACTACGGAGGGGGTGAATAACACAGTTTCAAATACTATAAAAAGTCATATGGTAGTCGATTATAAAAATTTTAATCGGACAAGCATCGACGACGCCTTAGGAAAATATGTACGAGGGATTATTGGCGCGAACGGAAGCGATTGGGATTATATTCAAGCAAAAGCATATATAATATATCACATTGAAAAAGGATGGTACGATAAATATATTGTTTCTCATAACGAAATGCCTGTCCAGCTGACGAGTTCTGGCGTCGCTGATATTGTTAGGGTTAACTACTACGAAGCAATTATAAACGCCTCCATCGCACAAACAATATTAAACAAAATTATGTATGAACCAAATAAATTTCCCAAAGGAAATCTTGAAAATCAGATCAAAAATGGATGGGAAAGTGTAATAGATAATACTGATAGAATTAAAAAAAAGAGCGCTTCTGTTGATGTAAAAAAACAACCCGCTATTTATTGCAGCATGATTAGTGATATAGAAGGAGCTGTTACGGCGGCCACTAATCCCGATGATAACGATTATGTTATACCTATTAAGGAGAAAAACACTTTGCGCTTGTTGGAAGATGCGAATTACATGCTTGATCATCTGTGTGATCCTAAACATATAGACGTGAAAAGTTGCAATAAAACAACCATTGCGGATAATAAATTATATTTACAGGACTTAACCACTCCATTTAAGTTTAAATACCATAAGCTTACTGGCGACCAAGGTGACGAAAATTTAGATTTTAATCTATTTAAGGAAAAAGTTGTGGCGGATGAGACCAGTTCAGGTGGCGTGGAACACTCTGCAGAAAACATCGAGCGGGGAGAAGATTCCAGCACGACGGGAGAAGATTCCAGCACGACGGGAGAAGATTCCAGCACGACGGGAGAAGATTCCAGCACGACGGGAGAAGATTCCAGCACGACGGGAGATGAAAGAGGAGGAGTTGTTATGACTGGGGGGTGGAGTGGGATACAAAAAGGTGGAGCACTACCTGATTATGAAGTTTATGAAAAAATATTATTAAAAATACAAGAGGGTGGGGAAAAATCAGATATATCAAAAATAATATCGGAATTGTCAAAAGGTTTAACAGAAGAAGAAGCAAAAGCCACTCTTGCAACATTAGGATATATTATTTTGTATTTTAAATATGAAAACGAAAAGAAGCGCACGGGCCTAGATGGCGACCTCTCATTAAATATAAACACAGAAGATATGGAAAAACAGCTTATAAAAACCGCGGATGAATCTGGTTCCGGCACCGGGTCCGGACCCGGCGATGGGACCGGTACCTCGCATTCTTATTCTGGTATGAGTAAGGATAGACACACACAGTCGTATATAATGCGTAGCGGAGATGGCAACGTATTGGAGATATGGGGTCCACTCGAACCTCATTCTGAACGGTCAAGTGGTCAAAACTTTTTAAACGCTCTTTACAATATTAGTAACTGGCGAAAAAGAAAAAGGGGTTATCATCCATCAATGGGGGATGGGAATAATAATGAGAATAGTGAAAATCACGACACAGGCAATGGTTTAGGGAGTTCGAGTGGCTCAGGGCACGGCTCAGTTCACGGTAGTGGCTCAGTTCACGGTAGTGGCTCAGTTCACGGTAGTGGCTCAGTTCACGGTAGTGGCTCAGTTCACGGTAGTGGCTCAGTTCACGGTAGTGGCGCAGATCACGGTAGTGGCGCAGATCACGGTAGTGGCGCAGATCACGGTAGTGGCGCAGATCACGGTAGTGACGCAGATCACGGAGACGGAGGAGGCGGCTCGGGAGGTTACGGCGCGGGAGGTTACGGCTCGGGAGGTTACAGCGCGGGAGGCGATTCCCAACAGGGAAGGAGAAAGAGTGGTTTAGCATCGTTTGGTTCAGGCGATGATGCCCACTTGAACCTCGGAAACGATAAGGATTCTGCTGCTGCTGCTGCTTCTGCTGCTGCTTCTGCTGCTGCTTCTAAAATGAGCGATGCAAAAGAAGCTCTTGATAAAGCAGCTACAGCTAAAACGGATGCCGAGTCCGCCCTTGCTGCAGCAGAAGAAGCGAAGCCTAAAGATCAAAACGCTATAGACACAGCGACAGCGGCCCTTAAAAAAGCGGAGGCTGCCCATACAGCGGCGGAGACAGCCCACACAGCGGCGAAGACAGCCCACACCGAGGCGGAGACAGCCCACACCGAGGCGGAGAAGGCCCATAAAGAAAAACAAACACCAGCAGAAAAATCCACCGAGAAAGAACACAAAACACCCGAAGAAGCTGCCGCGGCGGCTAAAGAAGCTGATGCGGTGCGGCGCGCGGCAGCGGCCGCGGTTGGCGCGGCGGCGGCGGGCGAGCGGGCGGCAGGCGCAAACAAAGAAGCCGCAGATAAAGAATTAACCAAAGCAATGGTCGGAGGAAATAAAGACGCTATTCTTGCAGCCAAAGAAAATGTGGAAAAAGCTGAAGCGGCACATACCGAAGCAAAAGATAAAGTCACCTCCGCTAAAGCCGCGCATACGGCAGCAGTCAAAACACACGATGAGGCTAGTGCCGAGCACAAGGGGCACGAAGATGCGAAGGCGAAGAAGAAGGCGGCGAAGGATGCGCGAAGAGAGAGAGAGAAAGACCTTGTCGATCGTTCTTCTGGGCTCGACTTAAAGCACGATAAAGACACACTCGAAAAGAAGCACGACGTTGAGATGTTCGATGCAAGCGGCAACACCGACAGGGTGGCAGAGCTCACAAAAAAACACGCAGCAGAAAAAAAGCAATTCAATAAAGACAAAGCGCACGATAAGGAACTTAGAAAAAATTTTGATGAAATTCACAAAAGTGAAAAAGCTATCGAAGACCACGAAGGAAAGGCCCAGGACCTAAAGAAACAACATGTGGAGGCGTCGAAGGCTAAAACAGAACTTGACGAAAAGCACGCGGCCGCCCTTCATACACTCTCAGACGAGGGGGGCAACAAGGAAGCGCTGAGCGCCATGCGCACAAAGCAAAAAGCCGAGAAAGATAAAGCAGAAAAACTAGAAAAAGATAAATTGGCGGAAATCAGTAACCACGACAAGAAGAAGAAAGCACTTATTAAAAAAAATAATGAAAACATTAGTAAAAACGCGACGTTGGCGGCACCGTCCAGGATGGTGCAAAAAAGGCACAAAGATCGTGAGGATCGCTTTAGCAAACCTGAGTTTGTGGACGCGACGGAACGGCACGAAGTCCATCTCGCTCAACAACAATATCACAATTACCACAAAAATAGGAGGGGGAGTAGGGGGGGTAATTAGCATCTAAAAATAGCTCATGTGTTGAGCTACTGGATAAAACCAAAATTTTTTACTATAATCATTATATGGATAATCCAATTTAACCTGTCCTACGTGATAGAGGTTCAGTTTTTTTGACACTTTGTCATATGGCCCATTCTTTCCGATGATTGGCCACGCGGCGGGGTCATTTTTATTATTATATACTACGGTCGTATCATATAAATGTTTATTGAATGTGTTTTTATATGTTTCATCTGCAATAGGAGGTAAACCAAAAAACACATTTTTCGTTTTCCTTCCAGTTGTTTCAAATATCCACAGTGATACTTTTATACCAATCATTGCACCGAGTGACCACCCCGTAATATAATTAATATTCATATCTTTTAATTGTGATTTAATGCCATCACATATGCTATTTTCCCCAACAAAAATACCCCCCTTATCCTCTATATATTTCTTCGTAATAGGCAATTTATAAAATCCTTCTAGTGTGCTTGTTCCTTTTAATATTAATATATCGTTGCTTATTGCTCCAACGAGTTCATCATTATAATATATTTTTTTTGTGATTGGTATTGTAGGCTTGACTCCACATTGTATTAGTTGCACCTGTCTAACCATCTCGCCATATTTATTACCTTTAAATGGATGCTTAAATACATCACAATACGAAGCCCATATATATTTTAATATTAATAATAAAAAAAGTATGACCAATATCATAAAATATATCATCCTTAATATTTTTTTATCATTTTTCATAGTATATATATATTAAAATAAAAATATATTTACACCCTTGGAAATTTAATGAATTAAAAGAAGAAACGAAAAAAGCGATAGATAAAGTATCAAAAGAAAATTATAAGAATTATTTTAATTATGCTTATAAAAAAGATGATTTAAGAAAATATAAAAAAAGTATTTCTACATTACGAAGAAAACCTAAGATTTATAAGGATTGATTTATAGTTTAATGATATTGTTGTAGTAGATTTTCTAGTTTAATTTGCCAATCGTTTTTTTCCATCCATACATCTTCTTGAATACATCTAATTAAAGGTATATTTTTTTCTTTCGCCTTTCTTTCTTTATATTTATCTCTTATTTGTTGCATTAGTGGCGTTGTTCCCCACGACGGTACTGCTTTATAATGCTGTCCTCCATCCAATTCTATGATTGACTGTTTTTTATTTTTAAAAGTCACCAAAAAGTCAAATCTATATTGATATCTACCTATATTAAATTTATTTTTAACAAGATGTATATACTCGGTGGAACACCATTTTGGTTTATATTCTCTTTCAACTACTTTAATATTATTATGTTGTAATAAGTAATTATGTAATTTAAGTTCAGTTTTATTTTTACAGTGTGGACACCAACCTCTTTGGGTTATGTGATATGCACTCTTACTAAAGTCGCTGTCGCACCGATCACACGTGAAGTGAAATACTTGACATGAACCGCGATGCACATCTCGTGGTTTTAATTTATTTTTATCGTTACAGCAATCCAAAATTTTATTACCACTTGGAGTTAAACCACTATTTGCAAAACTCTTTTTGAAACAATAATCACAATTTTTCTTACATAATTGTTTGGATGGAATACAACAATATGGACACCAACACGATTTCTTACTACCAATACTATCGAGTGAACATTCAAATTCATGGGGGCAATTATCACAATAAAACCAAAATTTTATACCAGAACGCCTTGCAACATCTCGTGGTTTTAATTTATTTTTATCGCTCCATCTATCCAAAATTTTATTACCACTTGGAGTTAAACCATCCAAATTTGCAAAACTTTTATTGAAACAATAATCACAATCGGTCTTACATAATTTTCTGGATGGAATACAACAATATGGACACCAACCCGGTTTATTACCTGCGACCTTGTTTAATGAACTTACAAATTCATGGGGGCAATTATCACAATTAAACCAAAATTTTTTATTACATTGTACTGAAATTTCCCATGGTTGTTGTATATTTTTACTACTCCAACAATCTACCTTTTTCTTACCAGATGGTGTTATACCATCATAATTTGCAAAACTTTTTTTGAAACAATAATCACATTTTTTTTTACATAATTTTCTAACAGAAACACAGCAATACGGACACCAGTGATCTTTATATATAGTACACATATAACTTTCAAAGTCATGGGGGCATTTATCACAATTAAACCAGAATTTTTTGTTACTTTGTTTAAATATATCACGAGTGGGAGGATTTTTATCGCTCCACCTATCCAAAATTTTATTACCACTTGGAGTTAAACCATCAAAATCAGCTACACTTTTCTTGAAACAATAATTACAATCTTCTTTATTACACTTTTTTTGATTAGAACAATATGGACACCATCTCCGACTCCTCGTAATCTTATCTATTGATGTTTCAAATTCATGGGGACATTTATCACATGTAAACCAAAACTTCTTATTACAACCCATTGCCACATCGTATGGATTTTTATCATTTACAGCACTCCAACAATCTACTTTCTTTTTCCCCAATGAGGTCAATCCATCATAATCTGAAAACTTCTTTTTAGTGGATGTATACGAGTCTTTATTTTTATGATTATGAATTGCCCTACAAGGTTTACACCGTGTATAATAATCCCTTTTATTCTTCATATCAAAATTAGTAATAGACATATTTTTCTTACATTGATTACAATAAGTCTCCATTCAATTTTTTTGGAGACAATATAAAATCTAAACCCAAATTTACACGCTCTGAAACGGGTAAACCTTGTTAATTTATATTGTTGGTTAAAAACCGGCGTTTTAAATTTCCAAGGGTGTAAAATATAAAATTGAAATGAAAAACTATTAAGTAATGGCGAATACTAATTAAGAAAGATTCACATCAGAAACAAGCTTTGCCGATTTTCCTTCAGCCAATAACCAGGATATGGTTATTGTCGGTAAGAAGAGAAATGGAGACTTGTGGCATCTGGTAGTAGACGGACACGGGAGAAATATAGTAATCGATAAGCTTAGAGAAATGAATTACCTTGACGTGATGGAAGCAGAGAACCCGGTTGATATTATTTACGACGAGATCGCGAAGATCGCGGATACGTTCGGGAGCGGAGCTACAATTTCGGTTGTTATTATTTCAGATGAAAAAATAAGCTGCTACTGGCGAGGAGATTCGACAATCAAGGTATGGAAGGGCGATAATGAGATTTTTGCAAGCGAAAATCACGACGATGATAACGAAAGTGAAGTAAAAAGAATGAGAGATAGGGGAGTATCAACACAGGCTTCTTGGGCACCCAAGATTATCAGTTCGACAAATCTGACGATGGTTCAAAAGAATTACTTTATCCTAGACGAAAAGGGCGCAACCGGTGTAAAAGATAGGGTAAATATGACAAACTGTCTTGGTCATAATAATAAGACGGGTGGAGAGACATCAGAACACCATATTAATATTGTCCCGGGCTTTACTTATACAATGGTTGTTGGGAGCGATGGACTATGGGACGTTATCGCCCCCGAAGACAATCTTCTCTTATATGATACTGCGACGCAGATGGGCGAGCATTCTCTTATGCGGTGGGAACAAGAGTGGAATTACGAGTATCCGGGAAGTGAAACTACCATTTCTAAACTCGGCTCACGAGATGATATATGCGTTGCGGTATGGAAGGGTGGCGTAATGGATATGGCAGCCGATTAAATATCGAGGGCGCCTATGCAAAGTGCACGATAATCTCACTTGAAAATATGTAAAAATGTAAAATCATAAAAAATAAAAGGCGTGTAGCATTTTATTTTTTATTTTCGTAACTATAAATACGGAATATATCTCATAATTTGATTATCATACATAGTTGCTTTGAATGCGTCATTATAACCTTCTACATATACTGTATCTCCGTTGTATATGTTATCGCATCCATATTCGTTCGTGCAACTTTTCCCCTTATGTGTAATAGGTAGCTTAATCATATTGTTCTTATCGCTCATCGTGTAAAAATTCCATTTGTCTCTGTTTGAAAAAAGTGGTCTTCCTAATAATGGTAATATTGTTTCTTGTCCGTTTATCCTGGTTAAAATACCGACTTGCCTATAATCGGATTCAACAGATTGTGTGGGAATGTTTATAGGCATCCGTCTAATATCCCCACCGACGCGTCTTGCACTATTGTTAAATATGCTATTATCGCGAAGCGGGGGTTCATATAAGTTCATCATAACATCATTTGGTGCATCAGTAAAAACCGTATTTGGACGCATCACCACATTTCTAGTGGCTGGTTTGGCGCGGGGGCTATCATTATATAGATTATTGTTTTTGTAATGCACCTGTATAAATAATATAACACCGAATGCGATAATTAGAACGGTGAATAATGTAATATTTTCTACACACAATACTCCTGGAGGACAACGACCCATTTATATAAAAGGGGATTTTATTTTTGCATATCATTCATCCGAGTAAGAAGTCCCTCCATTCTTCCAATAGCGTTTGTTTTATCTAACATCCCCATCATCCCTTCAGCACTGGCCATAAGTGGCTCCAGCTTCGCCATTGCCTCTACTGGATTGAAATTGTCTTTTGTTTTTAATAATTTATTCAAGGTAGCCTCATCGATTTTCAGTTTTTTTTTGTCGCGGCTAACCGCGGCGCGATCCTCCTCCTCCTCCTTGTCGCTGGACTTATTTTTGTCGTTCTTCGTAGGGGACGCAGTGGTCGTGGGGGACGCAGTGGTCGTGGTCCCCTCCACCGAGCCGGCGCTGGAATCGGCCTCGTCCGACGCTTTCCCCTCACCAAACCCTTCTTTAATGGTCGAAGTTGTTGTAAGAAAAGTGGTAAGTATTATAGATGAAAGTAATATAACGATCATATTCTTGCTAAAATAACTGGTAATAAGTCCGACGAGAACCATAAACATAACCGCGTCATAATTTTTAAGTAAAATATACCCAAAAAAATTGGTTATTGCAAAGAATAATACAACGTATAATACAGTCTTGTCCTTTAGAAGAGATTTCACGTTAAACTTCATTATATATACATATGAATATAAAGTAATTTCTAAAATATATAAATATATTTGAGAAATTATATGTATGTGTTTGACTCTCGGAATATGCCAGCTTTTTACACCTAATATACACGGTATAACTAAGGATAGTTCTCCAAATATAATAGGAAATTATATTGTCGCGGATAAAATAGATGCGGGTGAATTTTATGACAATAGTTATTTGTTGACTATTCTAGATATAAAATATGGGTGGATGAATGCAATTTCAATAGTCGGTACAAGGGCTACATATAATCACCCTATCGTCCTCAACTTCCGCCATATGGTATCGCAGAAGGATTTTATAAAATTAGATATTATTGAGAGTATAGAAATGAGTGGGGGAGAGATAATCGCAATAATAAAAACACTTTGGCTTCGAATATTACAGAGAAGGTGGAAAAATATATTTAGGGATAGACAAAATCATATAAAACTATGTAAGACCCCCCGTGCGTTAAACTATAGAGCTTTAACCGGTGAATGGCCTAAATATTGTAAATAGATTTTAGTTTTTCGAAGTAGTGCGTCGCCGCTTCTTGGCGGGCCGTTTCTTCCTACTTGTATTTTTGTTTAAAGGAGGGGTTTTCTTAACGGTGCGTTTAGACGGCCTCCTCGTTTTTTTTAAAAATTTGGTGGATCTTTTGGATTTAGCCGTAATCGAACTTTTCCCTGTAAGCGCACTTTTAGTTGATATATTATTATATTCCGAACTATATCTAAATCCCCCTTTCTGTGGAGGTTTATCTAATAGACCATCAATCGTCGAATTAACTGCGGTAAACGCTCGAGCGAATAGGCCAGGTTTATTTTCTACGCCATCTATTTCCTGCTCAGTCGAAGGCGGCTTTTTATCTCCTTCAGTCTGACTAATTATATTTTTACCCTTAGAAGGTTCATCTGCGTCGGATTCACTTGCACCAGGTTCACTCACATCAGGTTCACTCACATCAGGTTCACTTGCATCAGGTTCACTCACATCAGGTTCACTCACAACAGATTCACTCACATCAGATTCACTTGCATCAGGTTCACTCACATCAGGTTCACTCACATCAGATTCACTTGCATCAGATTCACTTGCATCAGATTCACTTGCATCAAGCACGTCACTAGGCTTTACAATTTTAGGCTTTGAAGTTTTAGGCTTTGCAATTTTAGGCTTTGAAGTTTTAGGCTTTGCAATTTTAGGCTCATCTTCGATTGTTTTCGAATCTCTATCAATTACAGTTTCTCCCTGCAAAACCTTTTCCAGTTGTTCTAAAGTATTATCTATGTCAGCCTTTGCCGGTTTTGTTTTAAGAGTTTTCGTGATATTTTTCATAGTGTCGCTTAATTTATTTGCTAATTCATTGCTTGACAAAGTTTTTTTTTTAAATTCAGATTTTAGCTGGGAGATATAAGATAATGTGCTATTTGCAAGATTATATAATTTCTCCTGATTCTTTTGCACCTCTCTTGCTAGACTTTCCACACTTTGCGAACTGGTTGCCAATTCGCTTAATTTTAAATTTAACTTTTTCGAGGGTCTTGGAGGATTCATATATATATATATATAATTAACATATTAAATAAACAATTTATATATAGAAAATATTTCTAGCCCACATAATTCATTTATAAATATTTTATATATGTATATATATATAGTATATGCCATCGTTATATAAATTATCACAAAAAGAACATTTAACACCGGCCGACGCTGCGTCGGTTGATGTTATATTGGCTAGTAAAACAGCAGAACAGCTAGATATGGATTTGGATGGGGGCTATCCCGTATTAATATATGCCACTATATCAGGCAATATAGACCTAATAAAGAAACTGATGGAAAAAGGTGTAGACAAAAACGTTCAGGTAAATCGGGCATCACGGATGCGCACGCCAGATATGAGAACTGCGTTGCAAATCGCCGGGGGCACCGTATATAGAAGAAGGCACGGAGGTCGGAGCGTTGTCGATGATGATGTAAGAATCAAAGTTATTTTTGAGTTGGGGGGAATGTCTGATAACTCGTGGCGCGAATATGCCGGGAGGGATTTTCAGGGGAAGTTTGACGATGCGACTGCCGGAGAAGTTGCGATGCCTCCCGGAGAAAAAGTTGAACAAGGTGCCCAGAAAATGGCAACCGCGGCGATGGCAACTGCGGCGATGGCAACTGCTGCTCCACCAGCGTTCAAGAAGAAGACCAAGAAGAAGTCCTCCGCGGCCAGCAGCAAAAGCAGCAAAAGCAGCGACAGCAGCAGCAGCAGCGACAGCGGTGACGATGACGGCGGCGCAGTAAAACGTAAATTTAAAAAAATGAAGGGAACAATAAGAAGACGGCTTTCTTCTAATCGAGGAACAAAACATAAGAAACATAAAAAAAAAGGTCATATAGTAAATTCTCCACGCGGAAGGATTCCACATAGAAGAGGGACACGCGGAAGGATTCCACATAGAAGAGGGACACACGGAAGGATTCCACATAGAAGGAGGTCGCGTGGAAGAGGGACACACGGAAGGATTCCACATAGAAGGTGAGCACATCGAATGAAAAAATCTTAGAACGCCGCTATGTTAACAATTATTAACTTATTTTATCTTTTATGTGTTTCATCCTAGTTAAAATATCTCTCTGATCTTTTTTACTTTCATCTAATAATCGCTCCGATAGCTTAGTTGTTCTATGTATTTCATCAATATAATGCGTCAGATTCTGCAGAGCTTCATATTGCTCCGCCTGCTTATTTCTTATACCAGATATATATTCCTCATATTGGTTTACAACTCCGCTATAGTGTATATTTTCCTTTTGTTTCTTTTTTAAAGAATTATAATTTTTAAACAATTTGTTATATTTTTCTTCACATAGTTTTAGTTTTTTTAAATGGCTAATATCACGTTTAGCAATATCCATTATATTATATATTTAGTATTTAATATAATCCCATAAGAACTGATACCTCATAAATATATTACATAGGGTAAACATTAGCGTAAAAATATATAAATATAATCTTTAAATTCTGTATAGGATGTCAAACATTGTCGAGGAACCACTTCTTACTGAAAATGAAAACAGATATGTAATGTTTCCAATTGAGGATAACGATATATGGTCTATGTATAAAAAACAGGTGGATTGTTTCTGGCGCGCAGAAGAAATTGATTTTTCAAAAGACTTGACTAGTTGGCAAACTCTTACCCCTGACGAGAAGTATTTTATAAAAATGATTTTAGCGTTTTTTGCAGCATCTGATGGGATTGTTCTTGAAAATTTAGGAGTTCGCTTTATGACAGATGTCCAGTTATCGGAAGCGCGAGCATTTTATGGTTTCCAGATTGCGATGGAGAATATTCACAGCGAAGTATATAGCTTATTAATTGATACTTATGTGAAGGATAGTCTCGAAAAGATAAAATTGTTTGACGCGGTTAATAATTTTCCGTGCATCAAAAAAAAAGCTGACTGGGCAATTAAGTGGATTAATGACGAAAAGAGCTCGTTTGCAACAAGGTTGATTGCTTTTGCGTGCGTAGAAGGAATCTTTTTTTCCGGAGCATTCTGTTCTATTTATTGGCTAAAGAAGAGGGGTAAAATGCCGGGTTTGACATTTTCAAATGAGCTTATCTCGCGTGACGAGGCTCTTCATACGGAGTTTGCAATTTTGCTATATAACAAATTAAAGAACAAACTAACAAAAGAAACAGTATTGGAATTAATAAAAGAGGCGGTTGAGATTGAACGCGAATTTATTTGCGAAGCACTACCCTGTAAATTGATTTCTATGAACGCAAAGCTTATGTCTCAGTATATTGAGTTTGTTGCAGATAGACTTATTGTGCAATTGGGATATGATAAGATATACAACGCGTCATGTCCATTCGATTTTATGGAGCAAATTAGTATTGAGGGGAAAACCAATTTCTTCGAAAAACGTGTAGGAGAATATGCGTTGGCGAATAAAACGAAAGATGACACAACATTTGACCTGGACGGTGCTTTTTAAAGGATAAATATATAATATAATTATTATATATAATGCCCGAGTCCACACCAGAACCAGACCCACCACCACCTTACCCAGGGCGGATGCGGATATACACCCCCCCTCCTTCGCCTCCTCGTCATATTCGACGAGAGTCGAACGAAGAACCTGGTGCTGGAGGTATTAGGCAAAGAAAATCTAGAAGAAAATCTAGAAGAGAAAAAAAACCAAGACATATGCACCGTCGTAGTCGTCACCGTCGTAGTCGTCACCGTCGTAGTCGTCACCGTCGTAGTCGTCGCAGATAATTAAAATAATATATAATAATAATAATATAATTATTATATATATATATGACATACACGTCCTATAGTAACTATTTGGAATATAAACATCATAAAAAAACGGCTTCTTCGTGCAATAATACCTTTTCATCATATGGAAAATATAACAGGTCAATTAATAGTTGTCGGGCGTGGTGGACGAATGATACGTTGCACAATAGAATTGCAATTTCTCCGTGCAAGGCGTTGCCAGCGGGGTTAACAACACTAGTTATAAAATACAAAAAAGACCCGACAACCAACTCCAGTATTGGGAAATGCTGCAATTAAAAAACGATATTATCACTAATCCATTTATTTATTTGTGATTGTATAGGGTCTAGCATTATGTTTAATCCAGTAAGATACGTGTCGTAATGTTCGGGACTTTCCGAGGTAAGAAGTATTGTATTATTAATCAAATCGATGTGGTGGGGCTTATATATTTTGGTAATATTTATAAATATATCATCAATGGAGTTTTTTTCATCAGATGTATCTGTCTCAGTTTCAAATACATCTGGTTTTTCTAACATTGTGCGATACATACGCAATGTATGCAGAAGTGCGTTCTTATCACTATCAGAATAGGTTTGTATTAATTTATCAATACCGCCTTTACTTAATTCAATCAATCGAGAAAATAGTTGCCTCCCTGTATCGGTTTCCCCAAGTTCGCTTTTAGTATAAAAAGTATTAAATCTTCGAATAACATTAAATAAAAAATATAAATCATCTCTAGCGTCGTGATTATACGAACGAAATAATCCCTGCTTCCACGTAGGTTGCTGTACAAATAATAAATTATTTGATATAGATAGTTTTGTCCCCTTTGGACAAAACGACAGTAGTGCGATCTGCGTTATTGCTTGCAGTGGTTCTAAAATGGTCTCGAACCGTTCTTTTTTTTTCTCGGAACATACGGTTGAATATATTGAGTTTAAAACTTGCATATGTAATCTACTTATTATTTCTAAGATAGCTTTAAACTATATTGTTTTTGTAAGAAGATATTATTCGCAACCACATTTTTATTATAAGGAAGCCTATGCTTTTGACACCATAGTTTACATTTATGGATGTTAGACTTTTTTAATATCTCTAATTTATCGCTTTTATTGTTATCGATTAGATTTAATGTGTTTGAAATACACTCAATCTGCTGTTGTCCACACGTTGCGTTGCATTCTTCAATCTTGATGTTTAATAGATAAGGGGCGGGAATATCAAGAATACTTGTCATATTATCAAAATTTTCATCTCGATAAATGTTTAAAAATTTATGAATTAATGGCCTAACCTCCTCCGCGGGTAGTCGGAAATTCTTACATACAAGATATTTCTCGGAATTTGCGTGGCGACTTGTATAAGGTTTAACAAAAGATACACTTTTATATAATATCGTTAAGAGATGAATTATGTTTACGGATATGTTTGTGAATGTATCAAATAATTTTATAATAAACGCCCCTCCTGTTTTTTGCATAGAAACTGCAAATGCAACTTGGCAAAAAATTAACTTGGCACTTACGCGTTCTTGCTGATTAAAATCTATAGAAAAATCAAATCCTCCGTCACCAGTTATTAAATCCATAGAGTTTTTATACTTATCAAAACAGTATTGTAGATTATCCGGATTTGTCAGGTCTCCCTTATTATCGCATCCTTTCTCAATCCTAATATTTTTACACTGACTAAGTAGATACTCTGTTTTTTCCCAACCGGGTATGGTCCGGTCAAAATCATCTACTAGTGTCATACCATAATATTCATCTGTTTCGTGATACTTATTCTCATCGGATTTTCTCATATCGGCCAACGCCTCGATGAAACCACCTGGTCCTTCCGCCAAATGAAAAGACTTTAGTGTAGAAGGAAGCTCTTTTAATATTGATAATAAATTGCATATTTCAACCATTTTGTAATATGAGCGCGATAAAGGAGTTAGTTTACATATAGATGTATTTGTTCCCGATACAGGAGTATGAATATATTCATACGGATTTGTGTATTTCTTATATTTGTCCCACTCAGCAGGACAATCATCTATTTCGGCTTTTATAATGTTTAAATATGAAAATAGCGTCTTGTTCAGAACAGGCCGAAGCATATCGTCCTTAATCGATTTCATAGATATTAGATTATCTATATTATCAATGCGAGTAATAATAGGAAGTTGTATGTAACTCATAGTTATATACAACTTCTTTATATTTTTAGGTAGTTTGTAGTATTATATGTGATAATCAACCAAAACTGGTAATGCTGGGAAAAGGTTGGCGTGTGGTGCGATTGGACACGCTGTTCTTAAAATTGTATTCAACTTGTTACTAATAAATTTATATAGTATTATATTATTAATGAAAAACATTTTTTTATTTTTAACTACATTTTTTTTATGTTTTATTATTTATAAAAATTTTAAAACAAAAAATTTTATAGAAACGTTTGGAAATAGACAAAGTCGGCAAAAATTAAATAGAACTTTAAAATTTATTGTTCAATTACTACATAAAAATAATATAAATGATTGGTTTGTATGTTACGGCACACTACTAGGTTTAATACGTGAAAACAATTGTATAGATGGTGACGACGACATAGATATTATTGTTGAAAAGAAAAATTATAAAAAAATTAAAAATCTTTTACTAACACATAATTTAGAAATCGAAAACTATGATAATGGAATTTTAAAAACTAAAGAAACAAATGAGTATGCGTCTATAGATATATATATGGCTGATTATAATGAAGATAATGTTTTTGATATATGGAATAAACTTACCATACAAAATTGTTACCTAAATAAAAATAAAAAAAATTTTATAGAAATAAAATGGAAAGGAGAAAAGGTTTATATTCCTAATAATTATAAAAAAATTTTAGTCAATACATATGGTAAAGACTGGATGATAAAAAAAAATGAAAAAGTACCTATGACTACGAATACTATATAACTTTTTTATGTTATATTTATTAAAAATAAATTAAACCCCCGATTTATTTTTATAATCTCTCCGGGATATATTTTTGGTTCTATAGTCAGTTTTTCTTCTTTATTATCTTCTAATTTGTTTGCTTTTCTCAACGCAGAACCAATATATATATATATTAATAATTTACCTACTTAAAATGAAGGATTTGTTCATTCTAATACAAAATGATATTCCCGCGGATTATTTCCCTCTTTTACAATCATAATAACCCAATATAGTCGGGGCGGAAATCATGCTATATACCAGTGCACCAATTACTAATGGCATTTATATACATCTACAATTATATAATTCGTGTATAACGCTTTATGGGTGTATTATATAAATATCTATTTCTTAATCTTAAGAGTTTTTTTCCTCGTCCCCTTTTTTATATTTTTTTTAGCAGGCGCAGGCGCAGGTGAAGCAGGCGCAGGTGAAGCAGGCGCGGGTGAAGCAGGAGCAGGCGCAGCAGGAGCAGGCGCAGCAGGAGCAGGCGCAGCAGGAGCAGGCGCAGCAGGAGCAGGCGCAGCAGGAGCAGGCGCAGCAGGAGCAGGCGCAGCAGGAGCAGGCGCAAGCGAAGCAGGAGCAGGAGCAGGCGCAGGCGAAGCAGGAGCAGGATCTTGCAAAACCTCTTCATCGATCATATCCTCGCCTTGCGACTCTTTAACAGCAGCTACTTCCCCGAGGAAGCTTCTTGCAATAGTTTCGGCGTCCACATTTCTCACCTTTTTGTATACGAAGTATTTATTCAGAAACGATATTTTCTTCTCAGCTGGACTCATATGCAGCGTTTTATGAAATGTTTTTTTCATTCTCGGGAATTTCTCCGTTTCTAGTTCCAGCTTACTGTATAAACTTTGGAACGAGCCGATAGCGGATGGGAAGTTTAATTGTTTTGCTTCTAGATCAGTAATGGGAACGAAACCGTAGTTTTCCATCATTCTTGTCAAATATTCATAATTTACGAGATACTCGCGGGCAGATTTATTAATACTTTCTTGGTATACATTAATCGCGAACCCTAGAGAACTTTCGTCTGCAACAAAACTCTCCGACGTATACTCTTTCGTAACAGACCATATTTTTTTATTTTTAGAGTGCAACGATTCTTCCTCCCCAAGTTTTTTATCTGCAAGCATATTAAATATTTCGAGACCATCATAGCTTGTTCCAATAAAATACCCGCCAACTTTTGTTGTTTCGCTAACATTTCGCAGTAAATTATGGAACGTGTCCTTGGTTTCAAACATATAATGGATAGCGAACTGTATAGAACAAATATCGAAGCCATCCTTAGCTATTCCGTAATTTTCATAAACGGCCGCACCAAGCTCCTTTTTATCTTTCGCACCCTTCCCGAACATAGCGTTTGTAATTTGTTTTCCCTTTGCGGTAAAGATACCAGTTGTGTTGCGAATATTAAACGAGGAGTTTCCCGTTACAAACAACGCCCCGTGAACATTTTGTATTTTTTTACGATTATTAATATACCTTGCGCAAGCACCATCTAGTCTATTTTGGATATTATCTGGCGAAAGGTCAATCCCAAACACAAATTTCAGATTGGCGCTTCGCCATTTCGGCAAATCGCCCCCCTTTCCTACGGCAAGGTCAATTAGGGTATTCCCTCTAACAGATACACTTGTAATTAGATGTTTTTTAACATACATATTGTGGAATTCTCGCAATCCCTGCGTTTGGCTATCTCCCGTTTTTACATTATAATATACTTCCTCGTCGGTAACCTCGTCGGGGATGGTCTCGCCTGTCCGGATCATTTCAACCGTAATGGGCTTATGTATAGTATTCCAATTACTATTCGCCACGTGATATGCATTTCCAAAGTTTCGCCCGTGACTTCTGAAATCCGCGGTTTTATCATAACGAACGCGCAGCGGAACCCATCGCCAAAACTCTTCTCTTTCTCGAACATATCTAAATTCAACAATCATATTGTCCTCAATAACCTCTCCCTCAACAGTTGTCATTATTTTATTGTTCGTTGGCCCGCTTCCCAACATTATATTACAAATCCCAGCATTCATATCGGTTGGATTTGTTGGGAAGAATTGCATCGGCTTGTAGGAGTCATTGCTGTCTTTATCTCGAGAAGATGGGAAGTTACCATCAATTAGATTCTGGCACGGATTAATATATCCGTGCTTGCTTTCATCGAACCCAACGCGAAGAATAGCGGTTTTGTATTGGCTAATCTGTGAGTTTGTATTTACATCGGTGCCGCTGTGGTAAATATTTCCAACAAAATCTTGACCATCTGTGTTTTTCTTTAATGTGACAAGAAAGTCAATTGTATTAAACTCAACTGGCTTCCATTTGAAAGAGTGTTCCCACGTGGTCTTCGTTGGGAGGGTGGTTGTCTTCCCAACCGCGTCTGTCCCAACACCGAATCCGGCTGGGGTAAAGATCAAGCCGTCTGTCTCGTATTCAAACAATCCATCTTCCTCCTTTGCCAGGATTGTATTGCACGCTTGAAAGATACTTTTCCCGGCACTCCCTAGGTAAAATGTTTTCACAATAATGTTTAGGGGTGCCCTCTTTTTTTTAACAACAGACTCTGGTTTCAAATCGTGGACTACTTCCAAAAGACTAGCTAGTCTATAATCTTTCGTCACAGCCATATCCACACCGGTGAATGCTAGTCCACGAACATCTTGTTTATTAATATAATATACGTCAAATGCAGCATATTTGTTGATAAATTCGTGTTTCTTATTGTAAAGGATATGCTCCCCATCAATAATCGTATTAAATACCTCCTTCTTCTTAGTTATTGTTCCCGTAAATTGGACGTTCATGTTTGTTGTAATCAAATAAATTCTGCCAATATTATTTATAAATAGCAATTTTCTAGAACCATCTGCTTTTTCTGTAACAGTATAATTATCTCTAATATTCGGGACCTTTACATTTTCGTCAATAGGAATAACATTCTGCATATGGAGGGTGTATTGAGACGGTCCAACGAAATTTCTAGGGTATATTCTCATCTCTGGTTTATATTTATCTGTCCATAGGATTCGCATATAATCCTGAGACGTTTTATCCATTTCTGGATAAGAAATGGGGTAGTTTGTTTCCTGGAGCCCAGAAAGAATATACCGGATCAGCTTTTTAATACCAATGTCGATAGTTACGCTAATCGTTTTGATAAGGGCAGAATTATCTGCGTCAGGGGTTTCCAGCTCGCCTAGTATTGTTTTAATCATTTCTTTGACTTTTTCATTATCAACCTCAATCTCAATCTCATATTGTTCCGGTGACTGAAGCGTGCCCGAATCTATAAAATTATATTCTGGTGAGGGATATTTTCCGAGTCTTTTCGAGGATTTGACTATACTTACATCAACACTGAGCGGATAATCTGCGTGAGTCAGCGAATTTCTAGATATATACCTAAATGTTTTTTTGCTATCTTTCCAAGAGTCTATTATATTTCTAATAATCGGATTATCGTCTGAATAGCTTTTTTCATTCTGGAGGGCCGTTCTGAAATTAAAGTCATCGTTATTAACGGGATAGACATTTTCACCCCCATATTTTATGTAATTCTTTTGCTGATATGTTGCATTCATATCATCAGACAGCTCGTTCGTCTTGCAATATTTGGAAATGTTTCCTATACCGTTTACTTCTGTGCGAATAGTAGACATTTTCTTCCTCCCGGTATTAGGATCAATATATTCATTAAATATCCGCAAACTATTTTGAGTCTGATTAATACTAAACCCATTAGATACAACACGCTGAATAGCGTTATTGTATTCAATCCTTGATATTTTATGGCGCCCCCTAGTTGCGAATTTAACCTCCAATTCCAAACTTTCGTCGGCGACCTCCGGAGATAGATGGAGCTGTTCAACATAAAATTTGATTAGCTCATCCATATCGGTAATATGGGGTTTCTTAGACATATATATAATTGAATAATAATATTTATATTATTGTTCAATTTTATTAAAATTTGGTGAGGATGTCTTCATATAGCTTTTTCTTGGTTTTCTTTTTCCCAAGTTCATTTATTAGTGTGACTTCTACCTTATGTGCAATCTCCTGTAGTTCAGCAAGCTTATATGCAGAAAACGAAAGGATTGGCTTGGCGTGGTTTAAAATTTCATAAAAGTCGTTGGTAATCGTATCTACATTGATTTTTGTGACTATACCAATATCACCTTTTTTGTCTTTTTTAAGAACATTTACGGAAGCCCCAGCGTCACCAATAAATTTATAAAATGTTCGATTAACAATATACAATATGTTTACTTTATAAATAAGACACAACGCATATAGACACGAAATTGTAATGGTCTTTTCATTTATTAGGTCATTCTCAATATTTATTCGCTTCAATTTATGTGCCTTAATGAGGGTTTCGTTGTTGATTAAATCCTCGGCAGCATTTAGTTTGAATGCCTTTTCCGTCTTAAATACATTTTTATATACAGAATCATAGCTATCCTCCCCGAATTTTAATATATAAAAACACCAAAATAATTTATCTTTATGCGAGGGAATAAGAAACACGTCCTTTATTTTTTCAGGTTTGGCGGATACCTTTGTATTTTTTGAAACACCCCGGGTATTATTTATGCTTTTTTGGGGATTTTCTATATTCCACGCGTCGCGAGTCAACATAAATGTTTTCAACGAATTCACCATATGTGCTGTTTGCATTATTATATAGTAAGTTCTACATTATCTTTATTATCTTTATTAAAATACGTCTCCTCAAGACGCTTTTTCTCGTTTTCAATAATATCCAACCTCCCCGTTTGTTCGTCGACATAGTTTACATAATTATTTAATGAAAAAATAACCTCTTCCTTCAGCTCTGTTAAGTTTATAAACGTGCCATTTTTGTTTTCATTTATATGTATATCGGAGTTTCGTTTTAATATGCTAAATACCTCGATTTGGTGATATTGGGGCATCTTCTCTATTTTGGTTTTGAGAGTTTCTAGTGAGGACATATATATATATTGCTTTATTATGTTATTTTTATGTTTGTTTGTTAATTAATCGTTTCTTCTTGATAATTTTTAGTTTTTTCTGTGGCGGCAAAAGTTCGGCAATAATAGATATGAATGGGTCATTTAGTTCATATCGCTGTCCAATTACGCTTATATGAATTGCATCGTTTACGGAAACACTGTTAAAATATTCTGTAATATCGTGATGGTCTCTTGCAATAAATATAACGATTGGACTGTCAACATCGCCGAGCTCCGCACGAATACCTGCCTTGGTAATATTTTTTACGTTGCAAGAGATTTTCATCCCCTCAACCGGCATACAAACGTCGCATTCAAACGCAACATCGAATTTAACGTGGTCACTTTTAACAATTCCGCTAGAATATGTCAGGATTTTAATAGATTTTTTTTTAATATACCCTTCGACAATACACTTTCCTTCAAACTGGGAAGACAGAACACGCTCTAAAGTGTTCTTTAGTCCTTTCCCAATATTATTAATATTAATAGATACGGGTCTAGTAATTAGAATTGTATTGTATACGTTATCAGTATGTTGGACGGGTTTCTGACTAAGTTTATTTGACATACTATATTAAATTAATATTATTCTTTATTTTAAATCAATTTTTACTTTATCTCATTCATATATTAATCAGGTTTTTATATAAACCTGTTTATTATTTTCTATGCTGTTTTTTTTCCATAAAATTGAATCAATCTAAAACGGGTTTTCTAATTTGCAAACACTCATCTAATGTCTATTCCTAACCGTGTGATTCAACAGAAGCTCTATTTTGGCGATGTGCTCGCCCCAGGATTGGGTGGAAAATCAGTTAAATCAAATCTGCTACCAGAGGAAATTATTAAATTAGAAAATGGAGGTTATCCACCAACAGATATTTTGAAAAAAGCCATTGATGAACGGGCTCATATTATTGTAAAGCCAAACACTTCTCCAGAAGCCAATTATTATATTAAGGGATATTCTCACAAAATGTCATATAAAGAAATTAAAAATAAGGTAAAACAATCGGTGGGAACTGGTCTTCGACAAAATACTAAGCTATGGTTATTGAAATATAAATAATTAGTTTATAACCCAAAGTTCATTTACTATTTCTTCAGATTTTATTTCAGCATATTCTTTATAATCTTTTTCAAATCTAATTTTATAAAATGGATTATGACCTATTGGGTTGTCGTCGTACTCCTCACCCATATCTTCTTCTACTTTGTATATTATATCATTCAGATGATCATATAAAATGGTCTCCGCCCACTCAACCAGCGCATCATAATCGTAGTCAGGTTGCTGCTCGCACTCCCACTTGTCTCTTAAGTATTCATCTGACCCATCGCACTCCCACGACCCTAACGCCACAATGTCAAACCAACGATAATAATCAGATAAGGCTTCTTTTATATTTTCTGATATTATTTTATGTTTCAACAGCTCAGCTGAGTTATCAAGATAATCAAATATATATTTTACAAAAGTATCGGGTAAATTAAATTTTAATGTTATGAGATGCGTTTCACGCTTTTGTGAATTGAGCAGCTGTGTGTGTTTTTTACTTAACATAATTATAATATTTATTATATAATAAATATCATTTCAATTTTATATATTATTTATCTAGATTATGCATTATTGCGTCAATTGGCGTAACAAACCAAGTAAGATCGTTCTGTTCGACATAATTATAATACCGCAAATACAACTCCTGAACAGCACAAAGATGTATTTTCGAGGCATCTAAAAATTTATTCATATTGTCCTCTTCCCCTCCGTGTATAAAGATTTTTTTCAATACGGCGGTGGCACTACCCTTAGAAGATTGGTCGCAACGCGCACCTTTATTTCTTTCATTTGTAAAATCCTTTATTTTGAAGACCATTATACCGTCTTTCTTAAATTCTGAGATGTAACCAATATATTTATTAAATATTTTCTTATGTTTATGCTGGATATCTACGATCTTCTTTTTTATTTCTCCGCGCAACCGATACATATCTGCATCGTCTCCCTCCTCCCATTTATTTCTCAATTCGTCTAGTTTTTTAACGATAAGAGTTCTGGGGGGAGTTTTTTTAGAATTATGCAATAAAAGACCTTTCATATTATCAACGATTAAATACTTTTCATCAAAATACGCTTTTATATTTTTACTAAACTCCGGGTCTAGTCTTGCATCTTCCGTTTCTAGATGGTTCAGCAAAATAACTATCTCTTCAAACAATAAGCTTTCAATAATATGGTCGGTCAAAAGCCTTAATAGTATGTCTTTTGAAATACCTAGCTCGTTCTCCATCGTGGAGATTGTAGCTCCACAATATCTATACCAGTCCTTAACTCCGCGCTCAACAACCCACGGAGAACTCCCAATTATATATTGTGAGCGTATCTTTTCAATAATACTCGCGGATGACTCGACATCATCCTCGTCTCCAAAATGCATTTTACTTGGGAGTGCTATTTCTTGTTCTATTTCAACTGATTTGCGCTTATATGGTATTGGTATGCTCCGCTCAAACGTAGATATTTTTTCTTGCTTAAGCTCAATGGGCTGATATAGATACAATTGGTCGATGTTAATAAGATTCCCTAATCGTCCATATTTATCTGTTATATATTCGCTTTTATCCTCCACTAATTGATGCAATGCCGCATTTATCTGTGAGGAAGGATATGACCTTACGGCATTTATATGCCCTATCAACGATTTTTTCGAATATACAAATTTCTCCTTAAATAATGCTCTGATTCGTTGTATTATTTTTTCGGTAGTCATCATAATAAACGACTCCATATAGGTATCGTCATTTATATCTGTAATGTTCTTATTAGGCGTGCAACTATATTGACAGCTTTCGGTATAATCGCATATTGCAGAATATGGTCTGTCGCCAACTTGATATTGTATGGAGGTTCCGCTAGATAAATTTTGGGTTATTGTTTGGTTCATATTTTCAACGGTAAAGTTCGTTTGTTCGATATTTAATAAGCAATCTACCGCAGATTCTTTTAGCGCTCGACTAACCCTTCCTATATTTATCGCTTTTCTCTCCGCGTGTCTATAAACATATACATCTACTGCTTCTATTTTTACATTATCCATTAGGGAACCATATAAATATATCTCGACATTCCTTTCTTCCAAAGGGAGATCTTTGTGGCTACACGTTCTTACAGCACGACCGATAATTTGTTCGATTCGATTCATATTATACCACGGCTCTAGTATGTGGACTTGTCTAATAAATTTAAAATCTAGTCCTTCCGACCCCGCTTGAGATATGAGAACAACTTTAACAGATGAACCGTCCTTGTTTTCTATATTTGTCAATCGCCCGACTTCTACCGCATTATTAGGAGATAATGATTTGTCTCCTGTAATCATTGTGTAATGTGCGGGTGAAAACTTCCCTTCAGACGCGGAAGCGCTCTCGGGTTGTAAAGTGACCGCGTCTATTCTTTCAGTCGGCGGCGTTTTAAACAATGAGTTCCCTCCGGCTCTTGTAAACCCTAGTTCTTCTAGAGCTAACGCAATCGGGACGAGTCCTCCGTCAATATATTGAGAATAAATTAATATTACTCCAGTCGAGCTCATTATGGAATCACATATTTGCTTTATTTTACCGCTGTATTTACCTATTTCGGTTGGTGAAAAAATACTACCATATCCGGTTTCCTTGTATTCAAAATCACTTCTCACGCTGCTAGACCCCCCGGGTTTATAGGTCATTATATTACGTAGTCCTTCTTTGCCAACTATTATTTTGGCGTCGAATATCTCGCGAGCCTCCTCCACCTTGTCTAGCTCTTTCGGCGATAGAGTTCCTCCCGTCTGAGTAATTCCTTTATCATCATAATAATAATCAAGCTTGGTCGGAACACCTTGTTTTATTTCCCCAGCATCGTCATCCAGATCCCTCACGTCAACCTCACTTTCATAACCAGATTCAACATCACTACTTGCTTCCTGTACTGCCGACTCTCCTACATCATCTACCGCATCAACAAGGTCCTTATCAATATCTTCAATATCTTCTTCGAGCTCATCGGAGTCGTCATCTACCTCATCGGAGTCGTCATCAATATCCTCTTCTGACTCTTCATCATCTCCTATTAAATCATATTCCTCTAGTTCGAATGCGTCCAACTTTTTATTTGGATAAATTATATTCAATCCTTCAAGCGGTCGCTGAAGAAGGGTGTAACCGAATGACTCCATGTTTTTAAATATGGCGTCTTCTCCGTCGTCGCCCTCTTTTTTAAAATTTTTACGAATGGAATGTAATATATAACGATATCCCTTTTCTTGATAACTGCCAAGTTTTGTTAAAAATAGGGATATATGTTCAAGTGGTTGAATTATTTTTTGCCCATTTAATTGGTATGTTGGGCGATTATCCTTATTAAATGTATTTTCCTTAGTAAACATCGGAGGCCATATGCGAAACGGGAAAGTATATGGATTCTCTCCTCTCACAAATGAAATATATCCGGTTGCCTTTCTAATTAAAATTTCTCTACCAACATCTTCTCCGTCGTCGTTCGTCTTAAATGTACCGTCTGTGTTAAATATATATTTTTCTTTTATCTCTGTTCTATTGTCATTTATATTCATTAAATTCAAAAGCCATACAATCTCCTTATAGCTATTATATAATGGAGTTGCGGATAATAAAAGTAATCTTAAATTAGGGACTATCTTTACTAATTTCATCACCTCTGTTGCAACTCTCTTGTTACTATTATCATCTGTAACGCGGATATTATGAACCTCATCTATTATGATTAGCCTATTGCTAAACACTTTTTGAAGGTTAATCCTTCGAAGCTCCGCCTGTCTTTTTTTATTAATACTTGTGTCTACAGTCGACTTGTGTTTAATATAATTCGCAAATTGTATATATCCCATAAATACGTATGATGTGTTAATAATCCTTTTTATTTGTTTTACCACGTTTTCTTTGGATAACCCCTTCATATTCATAGGATTAATTTCCTTTAAATATTTATTTCCCGTACACGACCGTAGATTCCATAATCCATCAATTAATCTTAATTTTCTCTCGTCAAATAACTGCACCTTAAAATTTTCTTGGACGTTGGGAGAAGCAACAATAATAATCCTGTGGGTGCTGCCAATCTGTTTTAAATAATCGCGCATCTCCTCACCTATTCCTATCGCAGAACACGTTTTACCCGACCCAAGACCGTGATATAGTAGCAAACTATTGTATGGGGTTTGGAATGAAAGGAAGTTTCTAACAAAAATTTGCTGAGGAGCAAGTTCAAAATCACTATTGCATATTTTTTCTGCTTCTTCCGCAACGGGCTTTATCTTCCCCTCGTATTTCGATTCACTAAACTCTTTTTTCTCAGCGATTTTTATATTGAATTCCTCGTCATCTAGACTTGGATATAAATACGGGTATCTATCTCCAGCTTTTATAATAGCCCGATTTATTTTTTCTTTGTTCATCTCAAACTCAACCATCTTTTTTGACCTTTCCTTTGTTGTTCCAACGTTAATATTTTGATATTCTACCTCTAATTTATTTATGTGCGGTTCTGGTGCCAAGTCCTCTTCCGAGTCCTCTTCCGAGTCCTCTTCCGAGTCCTCTTCCGAGTCCTCTTCCGAGTCCTCTTCCGAGTCCTCTTCCGAGTCCTCTTCCTCAGAAACAATGGATTGAGGAGATACATCGTCGGGGTCTATTACTTCGCCGAGATTAAACTCTTCAATATCATTTACAACGGGCGAAGCAGATACAGGCGAAGCAGATACAGGCGAAGCAGATACAGGCGAAGCAGATACAGGCGAAGCAGATACAGGCGAAGCAGATACAGGCGAAGCAGATACAGGCGAAGCAGATACACGCGAAGCAGATACATGCGAAGCTTTCGCAGAGGAAGCCTTATGTTTTTCACATAATCCCGTAGCTTTGTTGCGCCTTGTTCCCTTTTTGCATCTGCCTTTTGGTGGTGGTTTAATTTTGTCGTCTACACCGTGCTTATTCTTTTTAGTCCGACAAAAGGAACGCTTCTTCCCGCTAGCCCAAGAACAATTCTCTCGAATATTACAGTCCTCTTGCGATTTTATATCAATACATTGTTTTTGGACAGAAGACATAATATATATAATTGTGTATATTTTATGTATATAACATATACTTGTTTAATAAATCATTTACTCTCTCTAAAACCGCTTTTTTTTCAAAGTTATACGGACGTATAATATCTATAGCATCTTCAACTGATTTCCACTCAAGCTTACTTACCTCACTCTTTTGAAAACTAGTCAACGGTCTAACGTCTTTGGAAATATTAGCAATATAATAACAGTGCTTGTATGATTTATAGTTTGAACCAGTGAATATTTCCTCAAACGGAACCAAATTTTGAATAATATTCGCAGAATTTTTAGAATAACCTGTTTCTTCGTGAAATTCTCGCAATGCACAGCATATATCTTTCTCCTGGTAGTTTCTTCGCCCTTTTGCAAATCCCCATTCAGGTTCTGTCCAAGTTGTATCAGATGTAGTTATTAATGTATCTAAATTATAATTTTTTTCCCCACTAGAAACTCCGTTTTTTAATAATTCAAACTTTTCTCTAGATGTTTTTTCTTCTATTCTATATTGAATACTGATATTCTCCCCCCAAAGCTCTTCCCATAACACATCAAAATTTCCGGTTAACAGTTTATTCTTTTCGTCTATAGTCATCTCATTTATAATATTACACAAATACTTATAATTATAAATAGGGTATTTTCCTCGCATAAAATCCACAAAGCCTAAAGTATCTTTTCTACGTATCATCAGATATTTAATCCCATCAGATGTATTTTTAAATGGGATTAATCCAATACTTGTTATCGGGAATCTACATTGATGGAAAACGTGTCCCGATTTTCCGCAATTATTGCAAAAATTATATGAGCTGTTCATATTCGTTAAATAATATTAATATATGTTATTTATACCATCTTTTAATATTATTTAATATAATGATATTGTCTCCAGATGTATGGGGTCCTCATTACTGGTTCACGTTACACACTATAGCATTAAGTTATCCAACTTCTCCGAATAGTGTTACAAAAAAAAAATATTATGATTTCATCCAAAATTTCCCATTATTTATTCCGGTTGAAGAAATAGGAAATACCTTTAGTAAAATATTGGATAAATATCCAGTAACCCCCTATTTAGACTCGAGGGAGTCGTTTATGCGCTGGATGCACTTCATACACAATAAAATAAACATTGCACTAGAATTACCCTCATTAACAATGGAGGAAGCAATGAGTGAATATTATAAAAAATATAAACCAAAGGCGGTTGAGAGCATAGATCAGTATAAGCGAAGAGAGAAAGTTGCCTTTATATTTTGCGTTTTAGTAATGATAATGACCGGGTGGTTTTTTTATAAAGAGTAATTATATAGTCACGCATGTCTTTTTTGCGAAACACTCGCAAGAACCGGCTATACATAAAAAATAGAAATAAAAAGATTAACACATTTAAAAATAATTATTCGAGGAATCTTAATAGAAAGTCACTCGCAGGAAAACCAATTGCAGAGGGAGGGTTTGGGTGCGTATTTAAACCGGCGTTGAAATGTAAAAATCTTGTTCCCGATAAAAATCTTGTTCCCGATAAAAACTACGTATCAAAGTTAATGTTTAAAAAAAATGCAGAAGAAGAGATGAAATTAATAAAATATGTGAGTAAAACTCTAACACGAGTACCATATTACGCCGAGTATTTTTTAGTAAAAGGATCATATATGTGCAATCCGTCGAAACTTACTACTAGTGATAAGAAGGGATTTAATGAAAAATGTAGTTCACTATATAGAAAAAATATCACACACAAAAATATAAATGATAAATTACACAAGCTTAAAGCAATTAGCCTGCCGTATGGAGGATTAGACCTTGATATATTTTGGAGCAAATGGAACAAGTTGCCTCCATCAAAAAGAAAACACAAAAGCTTTGGTGTAACAAATATATGTTTGATTAATCTTCTTAATCGCGGCATAAAGATAATGAATCTTAAGGATTTCTACCATTTAGACCTTAAGGGGTCTAATATATTACGTACGGTTTCTCCAAAAAACATATATATAACAGATAATGTAAAAACGCGCGTAATTGATTGGGGGCTTTCTATGCACCGCAGTAATAAAAAAACGATTCCATTAGAGCTAACGGACAGACCATTCCAATTTAACCTACCATTTTCCAGTATTTTATTCCAGTCGAATATTCAAGAAACAATAAAAAAATATGTAAAAAAATTTAAACAGAAAAAAGATAATTCGGATTTTTCAAATATAGATAGAATGATAAAAAAAGGATTAGCCACGCATATATATGATACAGCAGTTTGGCGTTTAGGAGACGGCCATCTAGGGTATATGATTCCGTTTATAGACAAATTATATAAACCTCTAGAAAAAAATACTGATGAAAAGTCGGTAGGAAAGGAAATTATTTGCGGATATTTAGAAGAGATATTTCACAAATACATAGATAAGCATTATCATTTTGATGTAGGCGGATACCTGAATAATGTTTTTTTAAAAAACGTTGACATCTGGGGATTTATTGTTAGCTATAACGATTTAATCACAGATGAGAACCCTTGGAAAAGCGATTTTCAATCTATAATTGTGAAAATACTAACGGAATATTGTTTCGGAACAACATACGCCACGAGGGTAATCCCGATAAAGGAATTAATGAACAAATTATTGCAGCTGAACAAAGCTTTAGGAGAACCTCTAAAATATAAAAATTACCCCGACGTATGGTATAGTTCTACGCCAAAAAGAACTCCTTCTCAATATACACGAAAAATAAGAACTTAGATATACTAGAATATACTAGAATATACTAGAATATACTAGAATATACTAGAAATAATTTATATATTTCTAGTATAATATGAAATATGGGTTTATTATATTTTGCATAACCGCATTTTTAATAGCGAATACTTACAGTGACGGAAAGTATGTCCAAAAATTAAAATCTTGGAAAAAGTATTACCAGATGGCGGGTATAGCATTTGTAGGAATCTCGTCTTATGCGTATATTAAGAAATTCCCCGAGAAATCGCACGGATTCATTCATAATGCGAACGGATTAATAAAGCAGCTTCCCATAGATAGTGATGCAGGAGATTTTTTATCTCCAATGCTAGACTTAACAAACAACGGATTTTTAGGAAATAATCAAGGACAAAATATGGATGATATGAACACTGGACAGCCTCAACAGAAACGAATGATGAGCTCAGGAAAAAACTCCAACAAACGCAGTGTAAGCGAAACAAAGAAAAAATATGTGGCGTCTACCCAAGACTGGAAATGTGGAAATTGCAAAAAAAAATTACCGGCGTGGTTTGAGGTGGACCATATGGTGCGGTTAGACCAGGGTGGGTCAAACCATATAGACAACCTGGTCGCTCTGTGTCGGGACTGCCACGGAGAGAAAACTGCATATGAGAATTTTTAAAGGTTAAATTGTTTTGTAATAATAACATTATAATACATAAATGAGTGATGTTGTATTTATTCCAAACAAGGTTGGGTCGAAAATGTTATTTAATGGCGCGGAACAGATATACAACCACATAGATATATTATACAATACGGTTATATTTATCATAATTGCATCAATACTTTATTTTATAGTTATACAATCAACAAAGTATATTAAATTAGAGAACTTTGATCTTCTTATAGTATTCCCTCTTTTTGTATTTTGGTGTATAATATACTATATAGACCCATACAAAATATCAACAAAACATCCAAGGGCATCAATTTTAGTAAACATACTAATTTTCTTTTCGCTATTGTTAATGTTTATATTTAAGCAACAGTTTTATCACGGGGAGGTAAAAATTCGTTTGGATAACCGTGTTGAAGTTATACCGGCACCACCGCCACCCGCCGAAATAGCCCCACTCATTAAAAAATTATTTATGTGCACATTAACCATTATCATTATATTCATTATCATATTAAGTATAGTATGGGGATTCGCGACTATGCCGGGGTTGGCAAAGATGTTTGAGTATATTTTGTTATTTTTGATAATTGTTGGTGGTGGCGGAATATCATATTTATATTTTAAAAAGAAGTATACGAAATATTCGCATAAGAAGCTTTCTATACTGGAAAAAATAATATTTTTTATGCCCTGTCTGCTTCTTCAATTTGTAGATGAGATGAAACTGCAATATGATATAACAACTGCTCCTATGTGGATATTACTTGCGTTAGAAGTAGTCTGTGTGAGCATATATTTCTTAATTCCGTTGTTATTTAACTATTTAACATCATATGATTCGAAAACTTTACTAAGAGATCCAGTATATTTAAATAATAAACATACTTTAGGGACTTTTGAAAATCTCGAAAAGTCTTCCAATATGAAAGGAAAGTATGCATACGAGTATGCTATTTCTGGATGGTTCTATATTAATCCACAGTCTCCGGCCACTAACGAGTCATATTCCGAATACACCACCATATTTAATTATGCGAATAAACCGATTATCCAATATAATAGTATGAAGAATAATATTCGTATACAGACAGATGTTGGTAAGGGAAATATGAAAAACATCTATATATCAAAAGACGTTATCTATCAAAAGTGGAATAACTTCGTAATAAATTATGATGGAGCAAATATGGATTTTTTTATGAATGGTGAATTGGTGGGAACAGTCGCAAATGTCGCCCCATATTTGTATTACCAAGAAGTTGATGCGGGGTCAGTTAATGGGATACACGGAGGGATATGTAATATAAAGTATCACAGCAAAATACTTAGCAAATATATGATAGAAAACACATATAATATATTAAAAACATATAATATTCCTATCCTTTAGATAATTTCTTATGATAATATATATTATGAACGTTGTTCAAACAGTTTTGATAGCAATAGTATTTCTTATAATAATCTATTATGTAATTCAGTGGTTTACTACGAAATCTGTTAAGCTGTCAACAATGCAGAAGGCTACATCAACGACTACCATATCTGCAAGCAAACTTAAAAACAATAATGTCGGAAACTTTACCTATTCAATATGGTATTATATTGACGATTGGAATAGTAATTACGGTAAAAAAAAGACTCTTATGCGTGTTTCTAACAAAGATGGCGGCGCAGGGCCGTCTATGCATATTAATCTGGGAGAGACAGAAAATAATATTAACATAACAGTTAGATGTTATAATGAAAAAGGAGGAGGTGGAAGCTGCCCTACCGAGTGTGAGACGTGTGGTTATATTGATCTGGAACAAAACCATTCTGGCCAGAGCACATGCCCCGGAACGTGTTATACTAATTCGATGTGGCCAGAGGCAAATACCTCCGCGTGGAAGCGCCTCGCAAAAGCCCGACAGGCCGCCGCAGCGACCTATAAAAATAAATACGGAGAAAACATACCGGGCTCAATTACTTCAATCGAGACGGGTGCCGGGGGAATAGGGCCTTATTGTTATGGAGGAAGGGTTCAAGGCGCCATGGAGATCCTGGCCAAGGCGACCGACACCAGCGCCGGCAAGGCATCGCTTACGAATATGTTTGGTAGTGCTAGCAAAGAACAAAATTTTAGGTCTGATTCGGCTTCGGACAACACGGCCGGAGAAATAAAGGATCTAACGGGGATAACTTTAGGGTCACCAATCATAGATTGCACTAGCTGCTCTTCGAGTGGAGGTGGATCATCAAAAATGAGCACTTGCACAGTTTCAAATTTCCCTCTACAAAAATGGGTGAATCTAACAGTAAGTGTATATGGGAGAACTTTAGATGTATATTTAGACGGGAAATTAACCCATACTTGTGTATTACCAGGTCCGGCAAATATGAATAATCTTAATAATATTGTTATCACGCCACAAGGCGCAGGATTTGACGGTTACACCACCGACCTGACGTATTATCCGACAGCAAGCAATCCACAGGAGGCATATAACATATATAAAAGTGGTTTCGGTGGGAGTTCAATGTCTAATATACTTAATAAATATAGAGTTCAGATCAGCTTTTTGGAAAATAACGAAGAACAATGGCACGTGGATATATAGACATAATTATTCCACATAATTATTCAACAAACTCATATCTAAATTATCTTATATATATATAGATATGAGTTCCACACTAGCAAGCTTGGGTACTGACACACAAGTAGAACTAAGTAAGTTCTCTTCCACTAATTATATTGATGGCGGTCGTGAATTTTTAAATTCAAATAGTGCAGTTGCGAAAGTAGCATTTTTATTACTCGTTGTAATATTATTTATTTTACTTTTACGACTAGGTGCGGGACTTATGTCTTGGTTTATGGAACCAAGTCCTACTCCTATATTAATTAAAGGTGCACACGATGCAACCGTTGGAATGACTATCGGGCAAAATCCCAACATTAGCGGAAACATCCCAATATTACGTTCGGTAAATGACCAGACTGGTCTGGAGTTTACATGGTCTACTTGGTTATACGTTGATGGAACTAACTTTAAAACTAAATCGGCGACTAGCGCGAATTATAAGCACATCTTCCATAAGGGAAATTATAATTTTGATGAGAAAACTGGACTAAATACCCCCAACAACGCACCGGGATTGTATTTATCGTCTTCTACAAATAGCCTTCTCGTTCTGATGAACACATACGATACCCCGACGTATTCGTCGAGAAAGAACAAACAAAACGGCGTCGGTCCTAATGCTGCCATACCGGAGTCTATTGTAATAAACGATTTACCTCTTGATAAATGGGTTAATGTTATTATCCGCATAAGCAATCAAAATCAGTTAGACGTATATATTAACGGAACACTTGTAAAACGCGAATTATTGAAAGGGATACCTCGTCAGAATTACGGAGATGTATTTGTGACAAGAAATGGGGGATTTAAAGGATTCATTTCGGAATTGCGTTATTTCAATAGCGGAATTGGGACAAATAAAATTCAAGAAATCGTAGATAACGGTCCAAATACGAAACTTCTTCAAGATAATACAATGATGGACTCGGCTCCGCGTTATCTATCAACCAGATGGTTTTTCAGTGGGATTAAAGATGGCTATAATCCATAATGTCTTTATATAGAATAAAATAATTATATAATAAAATAATTATATAATAAAATAATTATATAATTATATAATAAAATAATTATATAATATACTAAATGTCCTCACAATATTTTATAAACCAAACAGATGTGTCGTCAGCATTACTTCCGCCTGATTTATTGGGATCTTACTGTATAACTAATCTTGAAAATACCGCCATTATTAAGCACCCCGGCATGGTTTCCGGATTGAATTTATATATTAGCAAAAATAATTTATATGTATTATATTATTCGAGTCCTCACTGGGGTATATATGATAATAATTCAGGGAGTAATATTGTGCAATCAACTGTGTCTAATGCAGGTCCCACAAATATAGATTGGTATTTGGGCGGTGTCAATATTGGAAAAATAGTTATAAATGGGACATATCCTGCTTTTCCTAGAATAGGAGGGCGTCTAAGACTACTGTGCATACGATGTCCTGTAGGAGGCGGGTTGTGCAATAATTTTACATATGAAGATTTGGCTGAACGTAGAAAAGCGCATATATTAGCAAATAATAACAATAATATGTCGAATAAACTTTTGGTAGCCAAACAAATTCAGAATAGACGCAGTAGTCGAGTTTGGGCATCTCAGACACCCACAGATACCAACCCCAACGTTCAGAATTTAGTGAGACCACTTGGGACAAATATATTAATATATAGAGCTGACCGGTCGTCGACACACAACAATCTACTTAATTCTGGAGATTTTTCAGATAGAATAGGCAATAAATGCAAGACTAGTTGTTCAACCGTGCACGCGGTGAAATGCGGTGCACAACTTTGTCTTGACCCAGACGTACCATATACTAAATAATAATTTTACATATATTTTAATAAAAAATTGATCAATTATTAAAATAAAAAACGATAAAACATCTAATGGCCGACGTATGTGGATATCCCGTAATGAAAAACTTAAACGAGTCTTATACAATAAAAACTGCGAGGAATATATTTAAATTTGCAATAGAATTCATAATACTTTGTATATGGTGGATATTGGTCTGTGTTGTTCTATTAAGTCTTTTCATAAAGAACTTGTTCTATTATCTTCCAATCATAAATGATATATGTTTGGTTACATATTTATGTATAATTAAATCTGTTAGTGCTCTACTTGATATAATCCAGAATGCATACCCGATGCATAGTAGACGAATCGTTATAAACGATCGCTGCACAGGAACACCATATCTCGAAAGACATTACCTATTTCTAAGGGATCGACAAACATTTCCATTCAACGTATTTCTACATAAATTTATAACCGGTGACACGGACGACATACACGATCATCCGTGGGGTTTCTTTCATATTATCCTCTCGGCAGGATATTGGGAATATATCACAATAAACACTGATAGAGAAACGCTTGATCAGGGAGTTAAAAAGGTGTGGAGGCACCCAGGGTATTTCAATATAGTTGGACCGGAGTATAAACACAAGATTGTTCTAGGATCTGAAAGACCGTGGACACTGTTTATTCCATTTAAAAAAATAAATATGTGGGGATTTTGGGTTCCAATGATTTGGAAAAAAGGCGTAGGAAGCCAAGAGGGGTCGATAAAAAACGACGATAATCTGAATAGCAATAAATGGAAAAAAATAGACTATAAGGTATATCTAGAGGGAAAGGGAAAGACTAAATAAAAATTATTTATTTTAAAATTATTTATTATAAAAATTATTTATTATAAAAATTATGCACCAATGTATCATTTGCGTCGTTACTAACCTCTCCTGTTAAAACTGCGTTCTCGTACATTGAACGCAGCACATCTGGAGGAGCGTCGCTTCCCGTTTTAAGCAAGTTTCTTTTACGTAGATAGTTTTTAACCTCTAAAATAGATTTTTTTTTCAACCTGGTGCATTCCGCCGAAACCCTTTTTCGCGTATCACTATTTTTAATTAATATGGACATTACCTTTTTCGTTTTATTTTTACCAAGTTTATATTTTGTAGTTTTAATTCTATGTTGCGTTTTTTGCTCAGAATTCCTGTCTTCTTCCGTGTCTACCGCGTTTGAAATTACTGCGGGAGCTACTGCGGGAGCTACTGCGGGAGCTACTGCGGGAGCTACTGCGGGAGCTATTGCGGGAGCTATTGCGGGAGATACCACCGCTCCCGCCGACTTCGTCTCTGTGGATGTTGTCGTATTTTGGACCCTGTTGTTTTTAAAGTTGTTTTTCACTTGTTCGAGCGTTTTCTCGCGAATATTTAACTCCACTCGCGGTTTCTGTATTACCTGTTGTTTTTCTTCTGCCGGACGTCCTCGCATAAACTCGCGATATGTCGGTAAAGACCCATTTTTTAAACAACCATATGTCGGCCATCCTGTATTTTTCAGTGTAGTTCGCGACTGAGGGAGTCTCATTGTCGGGGTGTCCATCATTTCCTTAGGGAGCTCCATTGCTATTTTAACTTCCGGAATACCAGTCGAACTTATTGATTTATTCTTTGACATATGTTGGTGGTGTTTTTTTTTAGTAGATTTTTTTTTAGAAGAAGACAGATTTTGCAAGAAACTTAAAGATTTATCGAATTCCTTTTCAAAATTATCCGCACTGGCGCTCGTGTTATCAGAAGAATTATTTGGAGTTTCTTCTGTCTTTTTTTGGAAATCCTTTATTTTAGTTAATAATTGTTTTCGTAATGCACCGGTGTTTGTTATTTTGCTTTTCCGGAGACTCTCTTTTTTTTTCTGTGTTTTACTATTTTTAGGTTTTTTTGAAATAGACATAAACTTAGGGTCTAATTGGATCATTTTTTTTGACATTTATATTATAATTAAATAATTATACTACATTTTAAACATATATCGAATTAAACGTGTAATAAAATTCTAGACGAAACTATAAATTGCTAAATAACGCAGCACATATAAGTATTACAACTATTATTAGATATTATATGATTACGTATATGATTACGTATATGCACCCGTTTATATTTTAATAATGATATAAAGATAAATTGAAGTAAATAATAACGATAATGCTTAACAAAAACAAAATGTCTGTAAACGATTCTGAAAAAGGTATTGATTACGAGAACTACAATGAAGAGCCGTGGACGATTATAAATTCGTATTTTCACGGAAAACATTTGAAGCAGTTGGTTAGGCACCAGGTAGAGTCATACAACGACTTCGTGAATTACCAAATCCCGAGAACGATTAATATGTTTGATAATGTAGTTATTCATTCTGACCAGGACTATAGCCCAGAATTGGATAAATACAAGTTGGAAATGTTTGTTACGTTTGCTAATTTTAGTATTCATCGTCCCCAGATCCACGAGAATAATGGTGCGACAAAGTTGATGTTTCCAAATGAGGCGCGTCTTAGAAACTTTACGTATGCGGCTACGATGACCTTGGATATTAATGTAAAATATATCGTTCGTAGCGGAACAGCGCTGGAAGTAGAACACACATTTTACAAAACTCTTCCAAAGATCCATATTGGAAAGCTTCCAATTATGCTTAAATCCGCAATTTGTGTATTAGAACAATATAAACATATTCCGGCGCATACTAGCGGTGAGTGCGCGATGGATGTTGGTGGATATTTCATTATTAATGGCTCTGAGAAGACGTGTCTCGCACAGGAGAGGGCGGCGGAAAATCGGGTCCAATGTTTCAATATTACCAAAAATAATAGCAAGTGGTCTTGGTTTGCCGAGATTAAGTCTATACCTGATACAAAGTGCATTTCCCCAAAGCAAATTGTGATGTTTATCGCAACAAAGTCAACTGGCTTTGGAAATGGACTATTTGTTCAGATTCCCCGAATCAAGGTTCCGATTCCGCTGTTTATTGTATTTCGCGCGCTCGGAATTATCTCGGATAAAGAAATCAGTGCACATATTGTTCTCGACGCGGATAGCGAAAACACAGAGGAGATGTTATTTGCTCTTCGTGGGTCGATCGATGACGCACAAAAACATATGACTCAAGAAGAAGCTCGACAGATGATTGTAAACAGCGCGATGTTCACGCCATATTTAGTAGACAAGGCGACTGGCGAAAAGAAAAAATACGCTTTCACTATGGGTGTTTTGGAAACCGACTTGTTTCCACACTGCAAAACAAGGGAACAGCAAATTTACTTTCTAGGCTATATGGCTAACAAACTATTGTCGTGTAAATTTGGTTGGAGAAAGACCGATAACAGAGATTCATATTTGAACAAGCGTCTTGACCTAACGGGTATCCTTCTCAATAACTTGTTTCGCAATTATTTCAATAAACTTGTAAAAGATATGCAGAAACAAGTTGTTCGCGAGATTAATTATGGTTCGTGGAGGTCGAAGGAAGAGTATCTCAATATATTGAATATGACAAATATTTATAAAATTATTAAGCCTACAACAATTGAGAATGGTCTTAAACGAGCCCTTGCTACCGGAGATTTTGCAATTCTTCATTCAAATAGCCAGAAAGCAGGAGTTGCACAAGTAGTAAACCGCCTCACATATTTGTCGGCGGTTTGCCATATGCGGCGAGTGAATACGCCAATTGATAAAAGCGGAAAACTAATTGAACCTCGTAAACTGTCCCCGTCATCGTGGGGATTCTTGTGTCCGGCAGAAACACCGGAGGGCGCGGCGGTAGGCGTTGTAAAAAACCTCAGCTATATGTGTCACGTGACAATCCCGTGTGATAGTGCCCCACTATATGATTTTGTAAATCCGCACATCGTGACGTTTTCGGAGATGTCGACAGAAAAGCTATATAGCGGAATTAAGGTTTTCGTGAACGGAACTTGGCTAGGTAATGCAAAGGATCCCGTAAGCCTATACAATGGACTAAAAGAGAAAAAATATAAAGGAATCATTAACATTTATACGTCAATCGTATTTAATATTCAAAATAAAGAGATCCGGGTTTGCAACGATGCAGGAAGATTAACCCGTCCGGTTCTTCGCGTAGTCGACTCAAAGCTCCTTATAACTAAAAAGCATATTGATATGCTAAAGAACAATGAGTTGTGCTGGGATGACTTACTAACAGATTGTCGCAACGATACATCTGTAATTGAATATATTGATGCCTCGGAGCAGGACTCAAGTATGATTGCGATGAAACCAGATATTCTTACCGGAAAAAACAAAATTAATAATTATATGTATAAATATACACATTGCGAAATTCATCCAAGCACCATTCTCGGGATTCTAGCTTCGTGTATTCCATTTCCAGAACACAATCAGTCTCCGAGAAATACATACCAGTGTGCTATGGGCAAGCAAGCAATGGGAATGTATGCGACCAACTTTGATTCTCGGATGGATAAGACTGCTTATATCTTAAGCTATCCGACACGTCCACTCGTAGACACGCGGCTAATGAATATGATTGGGTTGAATAAAACGCCTTCTGGGACTCAAGTAATCGTTGCAATTATGACACATACCGGATATAATCAGGAGGATTCCATCTTGTTTAACAAGGACTCAATCGACCGCGGATTGTTTCAGGCCACAATTTATCACACCGAGAAGGATGAGGATAAAAAGATTCACGGAGACCAGGAGATACGCGGGCGCCCGGATCCGTCTAAAACAAGCGGTATGAAATTTGGAAATTATGATAAAATAAACGAAGAGGGGGTTGTAGAAGAGAACACCTTGTTGGAAAACCGTGATATTATTATCGCAAAGGTGTTGCCAATTAAGGAGGCTCGCGGAGATCACACCCAGACAACAAAATATAGAGATCAGAGTAGGATGTTTAGAACTCGAGAGGAAGCATATGTAGACAAAAATTTTATTGGAAGGAATGGTGACGGATATCCTTGCTGTAAGGTTAGAATCCGTAATTTGCGTAAGCCTGTGATTGGTGACAAATTTAGTAGCCGACACGGACAAAAGGGAACTATAGGAAATATTATACCGGGCTGTGATATGCCTTTTACCGAAAATGGACTGCGTCCAGATATTATCATCAATCCTCACGCTATTCCTTCAAGAATGACAATTGCCCAACTCAAGGAAACAATTATGGGAAAGATTCTTCTTGAGTTGGGATTATTTGGTGATGGGACGAGTTTTGGCGAGTTTGATATTAAAGACATTTGTAAAAAGATGAAGTCAGTAGGATACAGCTCTACAGGTGACGAGATAATGTATAACGGTCTTACAGGAGAACAGATCGAATCGAGCATCTTTATTGGTCCTGTATTTTATCAGAGGCTTAAACATATGGTTGAGGATAAGAGGCACAGCCGTAGCATCGGACCGATGGTGAATCTAACGAGACAGCCCGCAGAGGGTAGGTCACGGGACGGCGGCCTACGCTATGGAGAAATGGAGAGGGATTGTATGTGCTCTCACGGTGCAGCAAGATTTAACAAAGGACGCATTTACGATGCGTCCGACGCATTTAGTGTTCACGTTTGCAAAGCGTGTGGTTTGATCGCATCATATAATGACAAAATGCACATTCATCATTGCAAAACGTGTGACAACCGAACCGATTTTAATTATGTCGAACTCCCATATTCTTGCAAATTAATGTTTCAGGAACTTATAACGATGAACATCGCACCACGCATTATTACATAATCGTCTTCTAATATAATATAATGTAATGATAA